AAGATATACTAAGTTCAATAACATTTATATCATAAGTTAAAAATCCAGTAGTACCATACGCATCTTCAACAATAATTTCAACAACATTACTTCCAGATTTTAAATATTTAGTAATATCAACAGTATTATATCCAGTATTAATTCTCTCCGTCTTAACTAATGTACTATTTACATTTATTTTAAGCCTTCCATATTTACTACTTCCAGTTGTATCATAATTAAAATTTATCTGAACTGTTGAATTTAAAGCAACTTGAAATTCAGTATTTTGTGTAGTTTCAAGAGTAACTTCTGTAACTACTCCCCCACTACCACCACCAATTCCAAATCCTTCCTCCCATAAACCATCTTTGTATTTATAGTATGCGTCCTTTGAAATTACATAGCAAATCGTACCATTTTTAGTCACTACAAGATTATCTCTTTCAGTTTCATTTTCAACCGTCTTGATACCACTTAAATCTCCATTATCATATAATTCTTGTATATTACTCCCATCCGTAAATTTAACTAAATCTGCACTAGTTTCAGGATGAATAGTAGTAAATGTTCCATCTGAATTTTTAAAATTATATTTAACTTTAGTCGCCATAACTCCTCCTTTTAATCAACATCTATTTTTTCAAGCCACACACTTCCATCTAAAGCATTACTTGGCTTAGTTTTACTTAACACAACTTGTTTTTTCAAATCTGAAATATCACATTTTTTATCCAATTCTTCTTCAAGCCCCACAATCTGGCTTAAATCAGAAATCTCTATTTTATTTAAAAATTTCATATATTCATCACCTATAAAAAAGAGATAATGCTTAATATTACCTAAACATTATCTCTAATATATTTTTATATAATAATTGCTTTAAATAGTTATTTTAAATAATCATTTAAACCTATCTTAAATTAATTCAAGCCACACACATCCAGCTAAAGCATTAGCAGGTTCAGTCTTGCTTAAAACAGTTGTTAAATTATCCATCTTTTGATTTAATTCTGTATCTTTAGTTGTTAAAGCACTTTGAACACTTGCTAATTCTTCACTTACACCACTTATACTCTTCTTAACTTCATCAATAGCACTTGTTCTATCTGTAACTTCTTGTGTTAAATCACTTTTAACAGTTGAAATTTGTCCACTAAGTTCATTAGAAACTTCTAAAACTTTATTATCAACATATTTTTCATCTGTCTTTTTAGCAATTTCAGTATCTACATAAGTTTTATCTGCTTTATCATCTATCTTAGTTGCAAGGTTAGCATCTAAATCATTTTCATTTATTTTTGTTTCAAGTTTTCTATATATACCTTCTGCATCAGTTTTCTTTAAGTAATCAACTAAATCAGTATCAGTTGAAACTTCATCAAATACTATCCAGCTAGTTCCGTTATATATATACCCTCTTTTTACAGTATCACTTATAACAAACGCTTTATCCCCAACAAGAGGTGTGCTATTTGCTTGTGCTATATCTTCAAATTTTTCAACTATTATAGTATTACTATTTTTATTAGATATAACATTCTTTAAATTTGCAATTTCATTTTCATTATCACTAACTCTAGTTGTTAAAGCACCAACTTTAGTATCAACACCATTTATAGAAGTTTCTAAACTAGTTTTAACTTCACTAACTTTACCATCAGTATAAGCATTCGCAGAATTTAAAGTAGTTGTATCAGCCTCTTTATAAGCCGCATCTATTTTTCCTATTTCAGTATCAGTATAACTCTTTGAAGATTCTATTGCCGCATTTTTAGCAGTATCAATCTTACTTTCTACTAATGCAACTTCTCCTTCTAATTCTTCAACTCTACCATCTAAATTACTTATAGTAGTATTAACTTTTCCTATTTCTTCTGTCGTAAATGCTTTTGCATCAGTTAATGCTTGGTTGGCTTTTGTAGTAGCATCAGCCTTAGCAGTATTTAACGATTCATCAATTTTTTCATTAGCCGAAGTTATCTTTGAATCTAATTGTCCCTCTACTTCTTTTGCACGTGCAACTTCTGCATCTATTTTACCTTCAACAGTTTTAATAGCCGCCACTCTATCACTAACTTCTTGTGCTATTGCAGAAGTATTAGTCTCTATATCAAATCTCATTTGCTCTAAATCAGAAGTATTTGTTTCTAATGAATCTAATCTACCTTTTATTTCTATATCAGCATTTTTATACGCAGCATCAAGTTCATTAACTTTAGTTTCTAAATTAGTATCAGCAGTCGTTCTATCTTCTACTTCTTTTTCTAAATTAGTTTTAATAGTTGCTATATCACCTATTACAGCAGATAAACCTTCACCTTCGCCACCAACAACTAAATCTTCTAATGTTTCTAAGCGAGTATTTTGAGTAGTATTTACAACCTCAACCGCAGTTATCCTTTCTTCAATCGGAGCTATTGCCTCGTTGAATTTAGATTGACTAAATCCGTCTTCTTCCCATTCTCCATCTTTATATCTATATGCTATTCCTTCATTTTGCACATACACAACCATACCTTCGTATGCTCTGTTTCCTGTCACATGTGCATTTCTTTCTTCTATTGTCGCAACAACATCCCTAGAGTCAAGAGGTGATTTTGCACCTAAATCAAATCCACTTGCAACAGATATTCCTTTTCCAAAGTTAGATTCTTCCGCTTGTAAAGCTATTTCCTTATTTATATCAGCCATATTTTATCCTCCTAAAATTAATATCTCTATTTTAATAGTTAAATTTCATTGTGAAATTAGTTACAGTAGACGCATCATTTACATATACATAATACGCTTGTGAAGTATTATCAAGCCCAGTAACATTTATCTCATACTTCTTGAATGTATCAGTAACTTTAAAGTTATTTTGGTCATATATTGTTCCTAACACGCCATAACCCTTTGGATATGCAAATACCATTCTTTGATAATCGCAAGTAAATGCTTGTGACTTACTACCCTTAGCCTCAACTTTCTTAGTTAAACCTTTTACTAATGCTTCGTTTATTTCAGCCCCATCAGCACACACGCCTATATAATATGGATACACAAAACTAAAGCTACCTGTACTTGCACTATAAGTTTTATCAGCCGCATCAGTAACTTGAACAGAAAAATTCTTATTAGCACTAACCTCTATATTAACATCAAGCCCAAAAGTACCACCCTTTGCAATAGTATCTCCCTCCTTAACCCCTAAAGAAGTAGACCCATCAAAATATTCTATTTTAGTAATGTTTTCAGACATCTTAGTAACAACTGCATTTATCTTAGTAACAGTTTTTACATCACCCTTCTCAAAAGTACCCCCATTGTTTGGTGCAGTATTAGCAGATACCCCTGGTTTGATATATGGATATAAAATTTTAGTTAAAACTTCATTTACTGGCATATTATCAAATGTAGTCCCTATTGCAACTCCACCTAACGCATTAACAGTAGGCGTATCATTTGTATACACAGTATTTTCCTTAAATTGCATCTTTTCACTTTCAGATACGAAAGTTCTCTCTTCGTCACATTCAACTTGGTCTGCACTAGTTTCTAAATAAACTAATTCAAAATCCCCTTGCTCATTTTTAATTCTGTACTTAGCTTTTCTTATATTTTCAGCCATTGAAAAACCCCCTAATATTTTTATAAATTTATAAAAATAGACCATAGAAAAACACAAAAGTTTTAATATAGTCCACCCTTACTTCAAATTAATTATTAATGTAATTTTTAATTTCACTATTTAATTTCTATAAATAATTTTATTAAATTATCCTTACTCCCTAGATAATCTAAATAAGCCATCTTCCCATTCAATATATGTTGACTCTAATTTATCCTGTAATTGTTCAATCTCACTTTTAATAGTTATAACTTCTTTTACAGTTGTTCCATCCGCTGTAATCTCTTCAATCGCTATAAGATTAGTCCATTCTTCTTCTCCTACATAACGCCATTGAATATAGTCCTCACCTTTTTGTAACTCTATCTCTCTACCACTTGCACCAACCACACCTTGTAGTTCATCTTTAATTTTTTCAAATTCTTCCTTAGTCAAATATTCATCATGTTTATGATTACCACTATTACTACTTGTATTATTTTTTAGTGTAGGATAATTACCACCTGGTGGGATAAAAGTATAACAAATTTTCATAAAAAATCATTCCTCACATTTTTTTATATAATCTATTTCCCACAACAACAAGGGCTTTCAACTACTGCAATACTTCCTTCATTATCAATTTTAAATCCTGCCTTCTCAAGGTCACGCACTTTAATATAATTTCTATCATCAACAAGTAGCCCCTCTACCTCGTAATACTGTCCATTAATCTTAATCTTTAATTGTTGAACTTCCATATCATCAACCCCATCTAAAATTTTTTGCACTTCATTTCTAGCATTTTCATAAGCACTCACATTATTTACATAATATAACGGACATTTTTTCTTTGTAACATCATAATGTCTTATAATATCTTTTGAATTTAACCCATATTTCTCACAAAGCATTGCCGTAAGTTCAATTAATGCCCTTTCAGTAACTTCATTAAATTTACCTGTGCTATCTGGGTGACATACTTCAATTCCTATACTATAACTATTTGCAGAATTTGTAGTATACGCAATTTCATCATCAGGAACACATTGAATTATCTCACCTTTAAGACCTACTATATAATGAGAACTTGCATAAGTCTTATGACTTGGTGCATTATTAAAATAATTTCTATTAGCCAATGCACTACTTCCAGCATTACCAACATAATGCCATGCAATTTTTGTAGTTTTACTTCTCTTTGTTCCTGGTCTTGAATATTTGTTTACATCTAATAACTTAACTTCAATATTCATTTACTATCACCCTTATTCATACTTTCAATTCCAACTTCAAACATCTTCTTTAAAGTATCAGGAATCCATACATCAATTTCAATTAAATTCTCAATAATTGATAACACTTCTTTAAATATAAACGCCACAATAAAAGTTGTAAGAATCGTATCAATTCCGCTAAAGAAATAATCCACCACTAAAAAAGAAAAAAGCACAACACATTCTCCGATACTTCTAAAAATACCATCTGAACATTCCCTGCTCTTTAACTTCCCCCTCTTTGCCGCACTAACAATTCCTGTAACAAAATCACCAATTATTGCAAAAAAGAATATCTTTAAAAATACATTAATAGATGCCACATCAATAGAAGTCATATCCATAAAAATCACCCCTTTCATTTTAAAATACAGTTTTTTTTAATATATTTTTAAAAAAATACAGTTAAAATTTATATAATTAAAATTTATATAATATTAAAACACACCACTTCTGATAAGTTCAATCCTATCACTAGCCATACCAACTAAACCATCTACATAATCTTTAGTTACATATCCAGTTCCATCAACCAAACTATCAAAATTATCTTCTATATGCTGCATTCTAATTTCTACCTCGGCAATTTTTTCAATAGCACTATCCTTTGCTTTATCCATCTCCACTCGAACATTTTCTGTATCTTCCTTAACCACCAAAGTATCTTCTTTTACTTTTAATGTATCAACACGAACTTGTTCAGTATTTTTCCTAACTTCTTCCGTTTCCTCTTTAACTTTTTCCGTATCTGCTTTAACCGCCAAAGTATCTTCTTTTACCTTTAACGTATCAACTTTAACAGTTAGAGTATCTTCTTTTACCTTTAACGTATCTTCCTTGACTTGATTAACTTCGACTAACGTATCTTCAAAAATCTTAGTCTGGTCTTTAAATTCATTTTTAATTTCATCAAATTCTAATTGAATAACATCCATCTTATCGTCAACTTCATTTAATTTATCAGAAACTTTCTGATTCATACTATCTATATTAGCATCAATCTTTTTCTCACTTTCCGATATAAATTCATTGACATTACTTTTCATATCTTCAATATTATTCTTAACTTCTTCTTTGCAATATTCAATAGTTTCCTGAATATCTTCCTTACATTGTTCAATAGTTTCCTGAATATCTTCCTTACATTGTTCAATAGTTTCCTGAATATCTTCCTTGCATTGTTCAATAGTTTCTCTAACTTCCTCTTTACAATAATTAATAGTATCTTCAACATCTTGTTTAAATTGTGCAATTAATTTCTCATACCTCTCAATCATTGTAGTATATTCTTCATTTGTTATAATGCCTTCTCCGATTCTCTCTCCAACATTAAAAATAAAACTTGAAGATGATATAAGTCCATCTTTATCTGTTAATTCAACTTCTGCATAAGCACGACTTTCTTTATACAAAATTCCTCTATTTAAAAGAACATTAATACATTCACTACTTACAGTAATGTCTTCTTCCTGCATGAAAACTTTCTCGCCAATTCCAACATATATTCTAGCCTTCATTCCACTAACATCAAATGTATCATCATTCATAAGAGGGATTATATTAAGTTCAATATTATCAAATTGTTTTACATTAAACCTTTGACAAATATTTTTAACCATAAAATCTAATTCTAGGCTAATAATTTTTCTAGGCATTTAAACCACCCTATTTCTCATTATCTTCTTTATTCAACTTTTCCTTAATCTCCATTAATTCTTTATGACATTCTACAAATAACGCTTTATATTCAAGCATCTTTTTCTCAACTTCTAATAACTCCATTAATGCACATTCATATAATACTTTAGCATCCACTTCCATAATAATCTCCTATATCACATTTAAAATTTATTCAATAAAAAAATAAGCCAAAAGGCTCATCAATCACACTTACAAAATTTATTTATTAACCTATATTTCTCCGAATACTCTTCCTTCAATTAAAGAAATACGTTCCTCTAATTCTTCTCTACGTCTTATTTCTTCTTTTAATGCCCCTGCCAATACATGGGTATAATTTCCTATATCATAATTTAACAATCCATTTTCCCTATCTTTACTAATAATATTTTTACCTACTTTATTATCTTCAATATATTGTGCAATAATACCGATTTTATTTCTGCAACGTTCACTTTGTATTTCAAAATACTCTAATGCACCCTCTTTTATTTCTTCTGTATCTTCATCATCTAATTCGCCTTTTTCAGCTAATCTACTTTCATATAAAACATTTTCGATTTCCTCTAAAGTTTCACTCTTATAATTATAAAAATACAAGTCTAAATCATTTTTAACAAAGTCAAACATATCCATCAGACTCACATCATTACTAGTATCAATAGTATTATTATTTATCTGAATAATATCTAAATCATTATTACTATATGTAGAAATATTACCTTGAACTTTCCTTATATTCTCCTTAACTGATTTATCAGACCAATAAATCCAATCATTAGCTTTCCCAGCTTGAAAAAGTCCAGTTATCGCTGCCACTTGTGAAAAGGCATTCGACCAAGTACCTGAACCACTACCATTTGAAGCACCTAATTTTCTATTAGAACCAGTTTGTCCACTAGCATAAACATGACTGGTTATATATATAGGAGAACCACTTAAAGATAATGAGCCATTAGATGATACATTATAAGTCCATAGTTTTTTATAATGCCATACACTTGTACCTAGCGACCAATCATTATTTGTTACAGGATAAATATCTCTTGCAGCAAAACCGTAAGCATCAATTTTTAAAAGTGGCGCACCACCATGTCCGCTTGGCGTACCCGTTATAGTTGCACCTTCTGTAAATTGTATAGAGCCTATATTTTTAAGTCTATCTGCATTAATCGTTCCAGTTAGAATATTATTACCACTAATAACGGTACTCCCATCCATTAAATTACTAAATGTTACAAAACCACTTATATTAATTCTAGAAGAACTTATCGTTATAGTTTCAGGAGATGCGTTAATATAAGATATTATTTCATTAGCATTAACTTTCTTGCTAACTTCAAGACTAATGCTATCTGCCGTCTGCTTTATTTCCGATTTAACCGCAGTAATATTATTAGCATTATTACTAATATTTTGTGTATTACTTTCAACTTTACTTGTTATACTATCCGTTGTCATTTTAATTGCGGCATAATTTTCTTTAATTATCTGATTAACCTCATCATAATTTTCATCAATCTTATTATTAACATCAGTTTCAACTTTACTAACTTCAAGACTAATGCTATCTGCCCTTTGGTCTATCTTTGAAAATTCCTCAATCAAAACTCCACCAATACCTAAAAATATAACATCATCACAAGCACTTTTTAATTCACTAATTCTAAGTGTATATTTTCCAAAAGCATCTATAATAACCGTCAATTCACTTTCAGTAATGATTCTATCTATACAAGCATTAGTAATAGTATTGCTCAAATAAGTATTCGCATTATCTATTCCCTTCTTAGCCGATTCAACATTTGTAACTTTAGTCCCAAGTCCATTCTTATTTCCAATTTCAATAACTTTATCAACTAAACTATCTAAAGTTTTTTTACAACTATTTATTTCTTCTAATTGAATCTTAATACTTGTATATTCATCATCACTAATTTTATTATCCCTATAATAATCGTTAATTTCACCTTTAAAAATACCTAAATAAGAATTAAGTTCTATTATAGTACCATTCAAATCATCTCTAAGTTGACTTTCTTCCTTATCTTGATTATATATTTGTGTTTGTTTCTTAACTTCCGTACTAACACCATCAATATTAATTTCTGCTTTAGTAATCCTATTTAAAATAGTTCCCTCTTCTGGATTTTCTTCACTTCCAATAACAGCCTTTATTCCGTCAATATTAGTTTCAACTGCAACAAACCTATTTCCATATCCTTCATTAACATCATAAATTCCATATATTCTATCCATAATAGATTGCACACTATTGCCATCAAAATATACAGAAATATCACTATTGGGAACTTCAACCGCCGTTCCATTTTCATTAATTAAAACTATATATTGTCCAATAAAAGTATCTGGTCTAGTATTACTACTTCTAAAAACACTAGGAGTTTCTTCATTCCAATATATAAATTTTTTCTCCGTACTAAAATCACTAACAGTATACATTGTATCATTATACACAACACTTATACCCGTTGCCGAAATATATGAAAAAGTCGGATGATTATTATATAAACTCATATATTCCCACCAACTCTTCTTTATCTAAGTTTATTCTATTGTACTTTTGTTCATTTAAAAAATGAACCTTACGTTTTAATAAGTCCATGTTAAGTTCACTTTCCTTCAATCTATCAGCTATAACCCTAACATTACTATCCGCTATCTTCTTATTAGAAACTTCAATTTCTAACTCATTTTCATCTTCAACTGCACTTGGATATTGTGTATATGAATTAACATATAAATATACTTCCTTTTCTAAATCATCATCATAAAGTATAATAATATCACCAAGTCCTAAATTACCCTTCCAATTTATATTAAATCCATTTTCCCTAACTCTATTTAAAAATGGCTCTAATTCAAAATTATAAGACACATCAGGATAACAACTAAGTGATAATTCCCTTTCCCCTGCTTCAATTAAATCCTCAACATCAACAAAAGAACTATTACTATATGTTTCACAATAAACAAATTCTTTTAACTCCTCTAATGACTCATTATCAAATATCAATATTCCATCTTCATCAGTTGCACTTTCTCTTTTACATAGTGTATTTATATTTTCAATACTTTCATTAATCTTAACTAATTCATCCTCTATTTCTTTAACAGCAATTTCTAATATAAGTTTTTCATCTCTTAATTTTGTAATATCCGCTGCAATTATAGCACTATTTTTATCATCACCTAATGAATCATAACTTTCTCTTACAGTTTCTTTAGATTTTATTTCTGCATAAATTACATATAATTCTCGTTTTTTTCTATATAAAATTTCTGTTTTATCTAATCTATTTTGAACCAATTCTTCCCATATCACTTGACGTTTCTCTACCATCTCATAATATTTTGTCAACTTATTTAACAAACTTTCGCTCATTTCGTTATTTTCCATAAAATAACTATAATCTTCTATATATGAATATCCGGTAACCGTTGAACCTATTATATTCATTTCATCTTGCCCAACTAAATAAAGCCTAGTAACAATTTCTTCACTAGACCCAACTCTTTCTATATTTTTAATATAGTTATCTTTCGATAAATATAATTGAACATTTTCACCATAATTTTCAATGCTATATAGATTAATTTTTTTATTCAATGTATCATAATATGGTATACAACCAAACATATCACATATATCATTTTTTATATAGTCAAACCATCTTTTATTGACACTATCGCACCATCTAACTTTTTCAACTTTAATTCCATCATTAATATCGTACAATACACTATCTTCTATATATCCAAACTCCCAACCACTATCTTCATATAGTAATCTATTTAACGAATATATATCATTATCTAAATCCTCACCTATTAACTTAATAAATATATCCTCAAAAGCAATATCTATCTTAGATAATTTATATTCTAATGAATATCCAATAAAGTTTTTAACATTATCTTCGCCTATAAAACCATTATTTTTTAATACAAAATATTCTTTTGAATTTAAACAAATAAGACGTTCTTCTCTCATTATTTCCCAAAGAGGATTTATAATTTTTTTACCATTTTTAAAAATATATTTATCAATACTGATTTCTATATTGTCAACTTCTAAAATATTTCTAGTAATGCTCTTTAAACATTCACTTGGCACTACACCAATAACTTCTCTATTAACTTTACATACTTCCATCTTAAAATCCCTGCAAAGTTCATTAAAATAAATTATATCAGACAATACATCACCTCATTACAGGATACATACACTTGATTTTTCCATTGCAATCCCCGCTTATTTTAATTAAATTCACATCTTTTTTTAAAGATAACCACTCACGATTACTATTTGCAATTAAATTATTACCCTTTGAATCCATAATCACTCCAAGTTCATTATCAATAAATACATCACTATTTTTAACTATATTATTAATAATTAGACTATTTCCATTAGTCTTATTTTCAATAATAACCGAACTTGATGAAACATTATAAAGTTCAATAACAGGCTTATATTCATCACAAACATTGCTTATATTTTTAACTTTAAATTCTTTTTTATTTTTATTAAAACTAATTTCATCTACAACATACGAACAATTTTCAAATACTTCAAAAGTTATATCAATAAATCCTTTCATTTCTCGATTAAATCTTTTAACAATACTTACACCTTTTAATAAATAACAATATTCTAAATCATCTTCAACAATAAATTGTCTATAATCTTCACCTATAAACCACTCATGCACAAATCTTAAAATTTCATCATTCCACACAAGTGCATTTCCATATTTATCAGCATAACAAAATGTAAGTGTAATTTCATCTTCATCTTCAAAATTTATGCCGTATTCATTAAACATATTATTACTTTCACTAACTATGTAAATATCATATTCATCTGAATATATTCCGTCATAGATAAATTTCTCCGAGTAAAACATCTCAATCACCGTTATTTCACTTTTATTTATCCTATTTAAAACTTCAATAATATATCTTAAATAATATATATGAGTTTTAAATAACTTAAAGCCTACCAACTTACGTTAAATAGGCTTTATAAATACTATCTATTATTTCATTTTTTAATCTCGTTGCATATTTTTCTAATTCACTTAAAACTCCACTATCTACATTCCCTTCAACCACTATAACAGGTGAAGAAAATTCAACATTACTAGAATACGTTGCAATAGCAGATTCACTACTCCCACTTTTAGATACTCCATAACTATTATAATCATATATACTTTTTAAATCTAAATTTTCAAGTATATCATACATATCGTTCATAGTATCTCTTGCAGTCTCTATATTTGTAAGCCATTCATCTTTTATTATCGCACCAATAGCAGATAATCCATCACCATACTTATCTAAATAATCGCACATAGCCTCGTTTAAATCAATCAAGTCTCCATTAATATCTTTAAATAATCCACTATTTAATGCACTATTAACCATTGACCACAATCTTTCATCAGAATAAACCTCGTCTATTTTTTCTTTTGCTGCCTCTGCCGCCTCTTCTAACCTATCACTTTCACTATCAAAATAATTATTTACATCTTCGTCTATTTTGTCTTGAACAATTTCTTCTAACTTCTCTTGTTCTTCTTTTAACTCTTCTAATAATTCTTGATATTTCTTTTTCCCCGTCAATGAACTATCCAACATTAAAACAGATAACTGCTTTTCAATTTCCATTATCTTCTCTAATTGGTCGTTATATTCATCTTCATATTTTTGCTGGTCTCTAGCATCATTATAGGCTTGTTTCTCTTTATTTAGTGCATCTAATTTCTTATTTAATTCTTCCTCGATTAACTCTTTTCTCTCTTCGGCTTGTTTTTTATATAATTCCATAATCTGGTCTTGAACTTTTTTAGTAGTTTCTAACTGCTCTCTTTGTGCTTCTTTAACTTCTTCCGTAATGTCTTCTATACTTTCCTTACAATCATCTATCGCATCTTGTAAATCCCACCATTCTTCACTAAGGTCTGGTATTGTATTTTGTGTAAGTTCAACATATTCTTCTAAAGCATCTTTTATAGCCTCATATTCATCTACATTCATTAAACTTTTTATTTTTTCAAGGTTAGTAATAGTACCATCACTACTGAATGCAAATCCATATCCACTTAAAAAACTTTTATAAACACTTGCTTGACTTCTATATGAATTGGCTAATTTATGAAGTTCATCCTGTTCCTTTTGAATTAAAGCAATCTTTTGTTCTAATAATGCTTGTTTTTCTTCACCATACGCCCTTTCAATATCTTCATCAAGTCTATTTATTTCACGTTGAACACTATTTAACGAAGTGCTATATTTTCCTACATCTATTGACGCATCTAAATTTTTCATTGCAAGTTCAGCACTTACAATTTGCGATTTAACACTTTTTATAGACTCTTCCAGTTCCCACCATGTATTACTACAATTCGGTATTTCATTCATAGTCAAGTCTATATATTCATCTAAGGCATCCTTAGTCTTTTCTAAAGATTCTAACTTACTTTCAATGCTCTTTTTCTCACTATCAGTAATATCAGCACTACTTCTATCTTCTAAATTCGCTATCTCTTTTTCAATCGCCAAAATCTTTTGTGAATAATTAAGCACTTGTCCTTCTGAATCTATCTGAAACCCTTGTTGAATTAAATAACTTTTTAATTCACTAGCCTGTCCACGCATACTTTCTGCTAACTCATGTTGAAGGTCTTGTTGCTTTTCATATAACGTAACTTGTTGTTTTAAATAACTAATTTTTTGACTACCAATAGCATTATCTGCCGCTTTACTCAATAATGCCAACTGATTTGTAAGTCTTTCTAATTGTTGCTCTAATGCTTTAAAAGCATTTACTCCATAAGTAACTGCATCCATTGCCGATACATCACTACTAGCATAAGTTGCAATTCCTTCATCAGCTAAAGAAACTATATCATTATTTTCAGCACTCATTACCATTGGCTCAAAACTTTGCACACTTAAACTATCATTTTGCGTTGTAGGAATATCAACACTTCTATTTTTACCACCCGTTATTAAAGATGAAATAGCCGAACTAGCACTACTAACACCTTTCGTCTTAACTGTAACCGTTATTTCTTTACTTTTTAAATCATCTAAATGTGTCTTAGTAGTCTTTAATCTATTATTTGCCGATATATTATCGACTTCAATTTTAATAGCACTTTCTTGTTCTAAACTATTAATAGTATCTTGTGCCGTCTTTGATTTACTTACAACATCACTACTATCAGCTTTAATTCCAACTATTACATCACTTATTGGCTTTCTTACTAAACTTTGTAAAACACTTGTCGCACTTTCTGTGTTTGCCGTTATAGTTATAGGTGTCTTTAATCTTGATAATACTTCTTCAAGTGACTTAGATTCCTTTATAACTTCACTACAATTACTTGTTATACGTATAGCCTGCGATTCTGAAAGACTATTAAATATTTCATCTATTAATTCTAAATCAGCTAAAGTATCATAACTATTATTACTAATAATAGTTTTAACTTTTTCAGGAAAACTATTATATAATTGTAATACTTTTTTACCTTCACTATAAGAAGTTGTAGTATCCGTTTTAATAATAGTTTCAACCACCGAAGGAATCTCTTTATAAACCCCTTTTAACTTATCAAGTATTTCTTCAATGCCCTCAATTTTCGCATTTGTACTTAATAATATATCTGCATCAACTTCAAAAGCACCATTTCCAAAAGTCCTATCTATAAGACTTTGTATTGAATCAATATCAACTTCGCCATCACTTAAATCTATAAGTATTGCTTGTGCTACTCTTAAAATATCAGTAGAATCATAATCTTTATTTAAAAGCACCCTTACCATATCACGAATTTGTTCAGGTAAATCAGCATCACCTATTATATTATAGGCAAGTTCTAAGTCTATTTCTTTTTCATATCCAATATCATTTAAAGATTCAATCCAATTATCTATACTTTTCTTTTGACTTGCCAATGCTAAAGCAAAACTATCATCATTTAATAAATCATCTCTAGTCTTGCCGAATGCGTTTAAAAATTTATCCAAAGAATCAGTTGCATTTAAAATACTAGTATCAAATTGAGTAAATAAATTATATAATATTTCTTCATCAACTCCAGAAATCTCACTAATTTCTTTTGCCAACTTACTCATACTATCATTATATTTATCTATATTACCAGTATTGTCAAACTCACTATTCGCCTCACGAATAGCATTTTCAACACCTTTAATATCAATTAATCCTTCATTTGCAACTTTTAAAAACTTACTTAATGCCTTTTCAACTTCAAATAAATCATCTGACGTTTTTATATCACTAAAATCTAATACTTCTTTTAACTCTAAAAAATGCTCCTTCTTATCATCTGCAGCATTCTTAAATACATTACTATTTTCTATATCTAAAAATAAACTTTCGCCAATTTCTTTAGTATACTCTTTTATAATATCTAATTGATTAGTATATTTTTGAGTAAAATCAGATTGACTTTGTTCTATTTTATAATTAATATCTTCTATTTCATCAGCTAGTTTTTTTCTTTCATCACCAACTGATTCATATAATTCGCCAAGAAGTTTATTTTTCTTCTTTTCAAGTTCCTCTACATTTTCAATATATTCATCAACTATACTATTAAGTTCTGTTATTTCAGAACCAGTACCACCAACACTATCTTCTCGTTTAGTCCCTGGTAAATAACTATCTTGATGTAGTTGTTTTATAGCATTTTCTGCTAATTCACTTTGTTCATATCGAAGTAACTTATTTTTTCTATCTAGTGCAACATCTAATTCATCAACTAACTTACTTACATCACCTGTTAAATTGATTATAGCATTTCCATTTTCATCATACCCAATAACTAAATCAGGCATAATCTGTGCTATTTCATTAGTTAATTCCTTTAATCTCTCTACCTCGGTATTTGTCTTTTCAGGCTTATTCGCCAATTCGTCATATTCTTTTGCAATTTCCTCTAATGCACTCTTTTGACTTTCAATAGTTGTTATCTCTTCTTTTCTTGTGTTTATTGTATCTTTTAGTCTACTTTCTTCTTCGTCTAATGATTTATAAAATTTTTCACGAATTAATACTGCTACACTTAAACCTGCCGTAAGTGCAAGTGTTGTAGTATTAAATTTCCCTAATATACTTATTAGACTGTTTATTGATAACCCTGAACCTTCTGCACCAACACCCAATACATTCAATGCACTACTTACAACTGATGCAGATTTACTTGCCGCTTGACTTCCTGAACTAAAACTTTTTAATAAACTGCTAATCCCGCTAAATCCACTAAATAATTTATTAGTAAATAACGCACCAATACCTAATAATATCGGAGATAAAATTCCCATTTCATCTAATTTTTCAACTACTAATGCAATACTTTCCGATATACTTATAAGCCCTTTAATTATATTTTTAGCAGCATCACTATCAAATATCGTATTAAATACCCCAACCCAAGTTTCTTTTAATTTATTAAGTTGACCTGATATTGAATCTACATATTGTGCATTTTCTTGCTCCATAGACTGATAATGTTGTCCACTTCCAAGTTCTTCTTGCACTTCTTTCATTATATCGTAATTTTGCATTAATGATTGGAAAACTGCCGCTTGTTCAGCACCTGCAATAGCCTCACTAAGTCCTGATTGTTCATATTCGGATAAATCATCCCACTTAGATGCAAGTTCATCTATAAGTGTTGCCATATCCTTTATTTCATCAGTTGTTCCATCTTTTATAACATCTATTCCAGCAACTTCTTTAAGTGCCATTGCCGTTTTATTTAACTCTAAAGTTCCATCTGATGCATTCGCTTTAACTCCAGCTAACTTAGTCGCCAATGTCTTTAACCCACGACCAACTCTTGATGTATCTTGTAAAGTAGTATTTGCTGCTGTTATCATTGCGATTGAATCGTCCATTGTAACGCCATAACTTGCTAAAACGTTCGCACCACTTTGTATAGCTTGTAATATTCCGTCCGAAGATACCGCAAAATTATTTCCTACATAGTTTATCTTATCAAAAGCATCAACCATTTCATTAGTAGATTTAGTAACACCATCTACAACAATAGATATATCTTTCAATGGGTCTAAATTAAATGCCGACAACATTGTAACTACACCTTCACTAGCCTCTTCTTGTGTCATTTCAGCTACATTCGCTAACTTCATAGTTTGTTCAGCAACTAATATAGATTCTTCCATTCCAAGCCCAGCCATTTGAATCGTATCGGCTATTGCTTGTACGGTTTCTTGTGAACTTTTACCAACATTTTTTGCTATCTCTACTGCCTTTTTCTCGATAGCCTCCAGTTGGTCAATACTCATTATATCTTCTGGATTAGCAACTTTTTTCAAGTTAGTAAACGCAGTATCATATTCCATCACCAAAGTTTTAAGAGAATATCCTATTTCTCTAATACCATCAGCTAATAACTCACCAGCAGTAAACGTTAATAAATTATCTCTAAATTCTTCGGTAAAATTTCCAAAAAATGTCCTACTCGTACTCATTGAACTAGATAATTCATTAACTTCTTTATCGGCTTGACTTAAAATATTTTTAAATTCCTTTAAATCAACAGTCGCCCTTTCAATATTAGAAGTATCAATACTCTTAAAAGCATCTTCAACTCTTTCAATTAAATAGTCACAATTTCCTACTTCTCTACATTTATCTATAAAACTCTCAACTTTACTCTCCATACTCCGCATAGAAACATTGAAGTTTGCCTCTTGTTTACTAAGAGTATTTCCAGTATTTAAGTCTTTTAAATTATTATTTAATTCCCTAACAACATTATCTATCGCCTTAAAATCTGATTCAATGCCTTCATTATCTAATTTACTTCTCGTTTCACTAAGTAAGTTATTAGTTTTCTCAATTAAATCAGTATCTAAAAAGCCTTTATATGTCTGCATATTCTCAAACTTCTTTTGAATATCATTCAATTTTTGATATGATTTCTCTAGTTTTTCAATAGCATTTTGTTCCTCATTAATAGTATTAGTAAAGTTTTTTCTACTACTAGTTGTAGTATTTTTACTCATTAATTCAGATAAATTAATGTATTCCCTTATAAGTGATAATTCTCTTTCACTAATACCCGATATAGAAGAATTTTCTCCATAATCTTTTTTTATTACATCATATTGTTTCTTTAAAGCATCTTCAAGTAAATTGCTACTTTCATCTATATCTTCAACTACTTTTTTAACATCTTCAACATTTATTAAAGATTCTAAATTCAACACTTTAAAGCCATCTTCCGATGCAAATTTACGATTATATTCATCTTGCAATTTTTCAAGTCTTGCAAAAAATCTATCTACACCAGTAAAAACATCATCTACATTATTAAAATTAAGCCCTATTTTATCTATGTCATCTAAAAAATTTTCAAGCACATATTTAATATAGGCAATGTTTGAATTACTTGTATCCACACTTTCTAATTGTGGTCTTGCCGAAAATTCATTTTCAATTAAATTAAGTATAGCTTTTTCATCATCTGATAACTTCTCAAAATATCCTTCAAGAGTCTTTTTCTTATTGCTAATTTGCGTACTTAATTTCCTAGCTTGATTTTCTAACTCTTCTGCTTCACTTTCCGATTCAGCAAACAATGCTCTATATGTTTCATATTTATTAACATGAATAGTGCCATCTGCTTTTTCATTCGTAAGATTAGCCACTTCTATTTTTTCTACATTTAACTTACTAAATTCTTCTTCTAATTCTATTACTTCTTTTGTGTATTTTATTGCTTTCTTTAATGCACTTGTAATATCTTCACCTACAAGGTTATCTAAATATACACTATACGAATTACTATTTTGCTGAAATTCTTCAAAAGCCTGTTTCTGCTCTTTATTGAAATCTGATAAAACTTCATTAATTACTTTGCCATATTCATCTAAAACAGTTAATTGTTCAGTTGCCTCTTTATAATCATCAACCAATATCTTAACATCTTTAACTATATCCGTATTTTTATTGACAGTAATAGTTTCAAATACATTTTCACTTTGACTATTGTTAATAAGTTTAGTTTGATTTTTAATAAGAGTATTAATTTGTTTTAAAGTATTTTCAACTTGCTTTAAATCAGATAAACTTGTTCCATCTAATTTAAAAGCATCTGCCAATATATTCTTTAATGAATACGCATCACCTTTTACATTGTCAATATCTAATTTTACACTAATTTTCTCTTCTTTAACTTTATTTCTAAATTCACTAATTTGAGTTTCAGCCTTTTCCGTATCAAGCCCCAAATTAGCCCTAATTTCTATTTCCGACACACCACCAACTCCTTTTATTTGCACAAAAAACTACCCTTTTGTGCAAGGGTAGTGATATTTATTTATTTATTTTAAAACCATTTTTTTTCATAATTCGTTTAAGAGTATTTATTGAATCTTTTTCAATAATTTCCGTACTGCTACTTTCAAGTGTTGTCGCATTTTTATATATAGGATTATCTGGAGTAGAACCACCTGAAATATCCCACACTTTTCCATGCTCTAATGCCCAGGGTGCATACATGTGCTTACCATAAGTTTTACTAGAAATCGAGTACCAACCACCATTATCCTTCCAAGCAAACACTATATGATTATCACTTTCTTCCACAACATCAATACTTTCAAGTATATCACCCGTATAGCCTTTAACTTGAAAATCCGTAACATCTTTCATAGTCTTTAATCCGTCCATCTTAATTTCTTGAATTACTTCACTATAACATTCACTACATATATAATCTTTTAAACTTTCTACATTTTTAAATACTTTACTTTTCTTTTTCTTCGCCATTTTCAGCTAACTCTCTTTTTGCAATTTCTTTTGCCAATTCATCTAATTGAGAAATCCTAGTCAAAGTCTCTTTTTCTAAAATAGTATTTTGTAATAATCTACTCCCTAATTGATATTCAGCTATTATTTCAAATGTCAATTCTTGTATTATACTACATAAATGAAATACAACTACGCTCAATTCATGGCTAGGATTTTCAAGCACTTCATCTAAATTTTCATCTATTTCTATATTTGTCAGATTTTCTATTAATGTAACTAATATTTCCTTATTTCTTTCTTCGCTTTTTTCATTCTCTAAATTCTCTTTTAATATTTTTTTTAACTTATTTAAAAATTGCCCTCCTGGATTTTTAACAATTATGACATCTTCTCCAAATTCAATTTTCGCCCTAATATCTTTTCTTAAAAGTTCACTAATCTTCATTTTTATATCTCCTACAAATAATCTATTTCTACATTCAAAAATTTTTCAAACACACAAATAAATCCCCTATCGCAATAGGGATAAGAGATTTAATTAATTACTAAAATTCATCATCATCTGAATCTTCTACTACGTCACTCATTTCCATAAAGTCATTATTTTCATTAAGTAAATCAAAAGTTAAGTCAAATGTAGATACATTTTCAGAATCAAAAGTCATTTCTGCATCAACTTGTGGTTTACTTTTTGGGAAAAATAAAGTTTTTAATCCTTGAGTTCCATTTTCATACACTACATTGAATTTTCCTACTATTTCATAGTGTGTCGTTGGTGAAGTCGCACCTACTTTTATTTTTCCATCAACTACTTCTCCACCTAATTGTAGTGCTAACATTTCAGTATTTGTTATTTCACTAGTAAACGTAATTGTTCCACTTTTTGGCGAACTAAATGCTATCGCATTACTTCCTTTTTTCTTTGCATAAGTAACATCAGCAGTTATATTTAAAGTCGCACTATTTAAGTAATCTACTTTTATAACTTTATCACCGCCAATTTCTCTTATTTCTAAGTCCATACAGTCTTTTAACGCAAAATTCATTTATATTTTCCTCCTTCTTTAAGATTTTTTAATCACTTAAACTGAATTTAAGCAATTTAGTTAATTTAATAAAAAAAACACCTAATCATTTTGATTAAGTGTACTTTTATCTAATCTAATTTTTTGTGTCCAATGTTCATTCTTACTATCTTTTTTATATTCAAATTTAGGACTTATCTTATATAAAATTTCAATTTCATGTGATTCTCTAATCATTAAAATTTCATAAGAATTTAAAATTTGATAAATAGTCATCCCTAAAACATCTTCATACTTAAACGTATAACTATTAGAAACAATATTTGCAATATCAAGTATAGTCATACCCTTTTCTTTTTTCTTGATACGCTTTTCATATTCTCTTCTTCGCCTTACAAGTTCCTTTTCTAATTTCGTCATAGGTCTTTTATTGCTATTTGCTTTAATTTTAGTCTTATCAACTTTCATCATTTCAATAACAATCTCGCAAAGCATATCAAAATTATCATTATTAATAATAACATCACCTATACAGATACTATCTTTTTTAATGACAACATCATTATTTTTATACATCATAACAAGTGCTTTTTTAAAATTTTCCAAATTCTCAAATTTCCTAGCTGAAAATTTTAAAAAAAAACTCAATGCTCCAAATCCATCTTTAATCTTTAAAACATTTTCTTTATCTTCAACACTACTCATAATTAATTCATTTGCTAAAAATGGCAGATAAAATTCTTCAATAGTAATCTTATTATCTATGAAATCTTTAAATTTAGGTTGATATATAATTCCTAGTCCAAATTCCCTTAAATCTATATCAACACCCATTAAATAGTAATATTCAAATCCTATCATATTTCTCTTTCTCTAATTCCATCTATACTAAAATAAACTTCAAATCCTGAATACTCAATACCAAGTCCAAACAAATGATTAACTTTATATACTCTACATTCACCTAAACTTTTAAAAAAACTATCATTTTCAATTAAAAACATTAACCTTTCTAAAAGAACAATATCCCTAGAACCATTCGCCGTTAATAAGCAATCTTCATGCACCAAAATCCCTGCTTTAAAATTCATAGTTTTTATATTTTTATTTGAAGTATTCTGACTTCTCATATCTTCTAGTGTTAAAAATACATTTACATCTTCTTCATGTAAAATCTTCTTCGGTCTTCTATGTAACCAAATATTATTGTTATAAAGTTTCTCAACTGGATTTTCTACATCATCTAACGATAATATATCTTTATCGTCAACATCTTTGTAATATACAAATTTATTAAAAATTTTATCATTGATAATTCTATTTATTACCTCTGCTAAAATAGTGTTTGCCATTCCATATAATTTCGCCAAATCATCACCTACAATCCGACTAAAGTAACTTTTTTAGTTGCTACTAAATCAACTCCAACATACGCTTGTAATTCTACCTCTTGACCTACAAATTCAACACCAACTAAAAATCCTATTTCCATAATATTTTTATTAAATGTTGCGTTTAATTTACTTTTTAATTTATGTTCGCAGTTTAATCCCCACATAACTAATTCATCACAATTAGCCAATACATAAGTCTGATAACTTCCTATCATAACATTATCTTTACCTAAAATTTCAACTTCACAACTTTCCCCCGCATCTAATAAATCAAATTCGCAATTTTCATTCCAAGCAATATTATTGACAACATCATCACCTTTTACAAGTGTAGTTTGAAGTAATATGGCTTTTATTGCACATGAGCCATCAGGTTTAGATTTAAACTCATAATCATTAATATTAGTCATTCTAAAAACACTTCTATTTTCAAAAATTATCCTAGTGTTAATATCTATTCCTTTAGTAATTGCATTCTCACCTACATATATAGACACTTTTCCATCTTCTTGTGAAGTATATTGATTATCTGCTAATCCGTCTGAATATAAAGATAAGTTTTGTGCATATATAGGAAATTCATATAATTTTCCTTTATATTTATATCTCCATATATTGTTGCATTTTGCTAAAGTAAATTTTTTATTAGTTTCAAGTGTTTTATGTTCTCTAAATATTGCAAGCCAATATGTTCCATCATATTCAATATAGCACCCTATATCAAAATCTTCATCATACCTAACTTCAATGTATTTTTGGTCAAATGCTTTAATATCATTATCCGTTATATTTTGGATAATACAATCAATTTCTCTCTCATTACCAATTATATCTATTTGAAAAGGTCTAGTCGCTTTAACTCTCTTAGCCGCTGGAGAAACTTCTAGCATTTTTTCAAAACTTCTTCTCGCTTGAAGTTCTAATTTATCTTTAGCATTATTTTCTCCTAATAACACTCTTTTTTTATAATTCTTTAATATATCCATAGTCGCTAATTCCAACCATTAAAATTTTTAAATCTATATCTACTTTGATAACTTTGCATCTGACTTCTTGCTTTATCTTCTAATTCCATTAATTTCGCCAACATATTAGCATTAGATAATTTACTAAAATCTTTATCGGTAATTGATTGCCTTAAATTTTCTTCACGCTTTATTTTAGGTTGTAAATAATGTATAACCATCCCCCACGCTAGTATCATTATTTCTTCTAAACTTAATTTTTCATAAAAACACATATTCTCATAATCTATACTTAAATTTTTTTCACATTGATTAAATTCAACCGTAGCATTTTCAAGATAATTTAACATTAAATCATAAATCACTTCTTCTTCCATCAATAACCATTCTTCATCTTCTATCATGCCTAAAAATTTTCTATAAACTTCATTAACCGAAGTATTCATCATCCATCACCAAATCACTATCATTTAATTTTCAAATAAATCTTCTCGACCTAATCTACTTATTAACGCATTTTCTTTTATTCTCGAATCAAACTTTTTCTTCTTATATAAATCTATCGCACGTTCTGCAACTCTTCTTACAAGTTCCATACTCGCATTTTCAGTAAATCTTTCAAATTTATTTGCATCTAATTTTAAAATTGTACCTATATAATCACAATCATAATCAACTATATCATCATCTTGATATATTTCATCTAAATTTAGATACGTTAAAATATCTTCTATACTATATTCATCACTATCCACATCTGAAATACATATAAAATGCTTTTTAAAAGCACCCTTATTCCTATTTGCAATATCATATATATCAGCAAGTGTCACAAATTCTCTATCGCCAGCATTATCTAATTTTAAGATTACTTTTTTATCCCTATCCCTAAAAACAGTCGTTGATGAATTTAAGTTTAACACTTCTACTTCAATATCATTTCTCTTACTTCTAAGCTCACTTCTAAGTTCTCTATATGTTTTTTTCTTCTTCACAGTCTCACTTTTTACCTCTTCAACAGTTTCATTAACTATTTCTTCTATCATTTCATCTTGATTAACTTTTTCTACTACTTTTTTTTCAACTTTTTTACCCATTTTGTACCTCATTAAAAAATATAGGGATAAAAATTTATCCCTATATCATACCTTTAAAATTAGTCTATTAATTCTACCGCACCAAACTTAGCAGCAACTAATACGCATAAATGTACTTTTTGCATATATGTTAATTCTATTTGTTGGTCGTCACGCTTAGTCCCGTCTGTATCTTCTAATATTGTAACTCCACCTTCATATCCAAGTTGGATTATATCATCTCCAGATGGTATAACGTAAAGTATATCATTTCTTAGCGCCCATTCATCATTACTTGCATCATAAGTGTTAGGTAATTCAACCATTTTAACACCATTTATTATTTGTAAGTATCCAAGTTCACGTCTATCATTTAAGTCTGCAACTGCTCCAACTCCAGTTATTCTACCTAACGCTTCTGCTGTTCCATATACTGCTACTGGCTTTCCAGTTGCACCTTTAACTTTATTTATCATTGTTTTTAATTCATCTTCAAATCCATCTATATTAGTAGAAGTTTTTAAATTAGTAGATAAATCAGTATATGCTTGTGCAAATGTATTACTTATTTGAGTTGCTATCTCATGGTTAAGTGATGCCACAACAGTATCAACATAATCCACCCAATCTATTCTTCCAGCTATAAATCTATCTAATTCTTCATAAGTAGATATTGCTAATTTAAAAGAAGTAGTATTTACTCTCGACCCTAATTTTCTTTGTCTTCTAGTTGAGTTTATACCATCTGCAATTACAGCAACTTTGAATAATTCATTATTTTTCACAACAAATTCTGGTAAATCACCTAAGTCATATCTTTTAACTTTACAGAAATCTTTAAAAACATCTTCTGATAAGTTTACTAAATCAACACTTATTATCTCTTGTATAAGTGCATATACATCCCATTTATTTTTTTGGAAATTAGTATAATTCCATTCTCCGCCAACTCTTTCTATTATTTCTGCTCTTAATACTTCATTTGCAGCATTTTTAGAATATTTTTCCACGTTGCCTCTATAACAATCTCTTGCTATCTTTTGTATATCAGTTAATTTTGCTAACGCCATCTCTTTTTCTCCTATCTCTTAATTTTTTACATAATAAAAGAACTATTTTAATTTAATAAAAATAGTCCTTTATAAAAATTCTATATATACAGATTCTTGACCTGCGAAAGTGCATTTTTCTAATACTCTAGCCACACCAGCACCTTCAACAACTTGTAGCTTATAAGAATCTTCTTTTAATCCTAATATAGCATTTCTTTGCACATCACCATCTATATGCTTTAATGCTATCGTTATACATTGTCCTTGTTTTGGTCTATAAACCCTAGTAACAGCCTCTGCGACAAGTTCAAAATCTCTTTCATCCTTTGTTTCATCGTGCATTAATGCCACATCAGCAACAAATCCAAATTGACATCCTTCTTTTAATTTACCTATCTGGTAACAATCTCTTCCTAGCTTATTCATTACTAATCCATTTAGTGCCACAAATGCTCCATTTTCTAAGACATCTTCACCATTTCTAGCACTAACAACATCAGGATATTTTACTTTATCTAAATTTATTATTGCCTTCATATTTTTCTCCTTTTATTTTTCAATTATTCTATTCCATGTTTTTCAAAAAGTCCACCATATACAACTTTTTCATATTTTGAATCAACTTTTATTTTAGTGTGTTCATCTTCTACTTCTTTAGAAAATTTATTACTTTCTAACATCTTATCTGCATACATTACTTTGATTTCTTTTTCAAAATCTACAATATCTATTTCTGCATCAAGTGCCTTTTTCAGTAATTCTTCATCTATTTCTAATCCGTATTTATCTATTATATCTTGAACATCTTCTTTTCTTTTTTTAGATTCAACTTCTTCCTTATATGATTTAAGTTCTCTATTTTCATTTTCTAAATTTATTTGTTTACATGCGTAATCTTCGATTTCACATTTAACTTTCATAAATTCTTCTTTAATGAAACAAATCATTTCTTCTATTGAAGTAAATTCTTCTTCTCCAATAAAATCAAATACTTCTTTAAATTCATTAAATACTTCCTTGAAAACTTCTGACTTTTCATGTTCTCTTTCTTCTATCATACATATTTCTTTATATATGTCGCCTAATAACTCTTTGTAATCATCTACTTTGGCATATCTTTCAATTTTACAATTTTCACCCATAGCACCCTCACAATGATTACCTAAAACCGTAACTCCTAAATACCTATAATCTTTTACGTCATAAACATTATCAGATTCATTAAACTCACCATCTAAAATATCAATCTCCATTGAAACTTGCTTAAATAAATTATTTTCTATTAATTTATAAGCAGCATTACTATAACATTTCCATATATAGCCATCTACCGTTAAATAATTTAATCCTTCAATATTTTCATATCGAATATTGCAATTTTCTGGAATTACACCTATTGGCTTTTCTAAATAATAAGTTTCAATTTCATATCCTTCATCCGATTGTTTTGTTCTTATCTCTAAGTTATGGCTATCAAAATCTTCAATTTCACCATTTGAATCTCTTAAAACATATCCTAGTATTGGAATATTTTTAACCGAATCTTCAACTCGTTTCATATCTTCTAATGCAAATCTACTTCCATTGTCATTAATTCCATCGTGCATTATTGTAATTTTAACTTTCATTAAATTGGAATTGTCAACTTCATACACACTTGCATCACAAGGTATAACAGAAAAATTCATATACTTCCCTCCTTCTTTAAAAATTTGCTACATTCAAAATCAACATATTTTCTATATCTTTTTTATCTACTTTTGAAGTAACATCTATATATTCAAACGCATAGGCTTTCTCATTATTAAAATAACAATTAAAAAGTTCTTTGCATCCAAATTCTAAAAGTTTTTTTCTATCATCTTCTTTTATTACATATAAAAATTGCAAATTATCACCCACTTAATTTTGTGCTAAAGGTGTTGTAACATCTTCATCTCCACTTCCACCATCACTCTTACTAGTTCTTCCGCTACTTTGTGTATGAGATGTTGCTTGTGGAACGAATAGCTCCTCTAAATTTAATAGCCCTTCCATTTTTAGTACCGATAATCCTTCAAGAGGTGTATAGCCGTTACACGCTAAAAACTCTAATCTACTACCACCATACGCTAAGTTTTCTCTACATCTACTAATCATATTTTCTTTATTAAATTCAGTCGTACCAATCATCCTAACCGCCCACGTTGTATTACCAAATCTTTGTTTTTTAAATTCATTGTTAATCCAGTTACAAATCATATTATTTAAAGGTTTCGCAACCAACGTATCACCAATTATTCCCATTGCAATAGCCTCACTATTATTTCTATTCCCATTAAAAAGTTCAGCATTTATACCAGCACTATCAAATACCATATCTTTTGCACTTAAAATTGTTGTACTTAATTTTGAATTATTATCTGATAAAGATAAAGTTTTAAGTTCAAATGGGTTTGTCGTAACTGCTGTTCCAGCAGGGAGTGTTGATTTTGTAGAATTATGATAAGTTTCTACTAAATTAAAATCTATTAAACTACTTCCATCATCCGCTAAAGGGAATTTTTGATGAATAAGTCTTATACTTTCAATTACATCATTTTGCGATTTTAAATCTTTTTTATCTTCTAGTTCCATTAAATCATCAAAAATCGTACAATAAAATGGTATTCCTTTAGGAGCAAATCTATCTAGGTTAAAAGCATAGGCATTATTTCCTAATTCATAATAACTATTATCTATTAAATTTATAAGTTCACCTTTAGTAAATTTATCATATAGTATTTGAATTTCTTTAGGTAAAGAACCTATGTTCTTCTTATTAATCTTCTTTAAATTAATAGCATACCTACATACATTATCTTCCACAGAAGTTATTTTACAAAAATGGTTAGGAATCTCTTGAAGAATTACACCATTTTTATCTTCAATTTTATAAATGAATAACTCCCCTTGTTCTAATACTCTTTCCTTAATCCAAACAGCATTATCTTTTAAATTGAATTTTTCAATAAACTTAGCTGCTTCAATATAAGCATTTTGCATACTTTCACTATCTTTAAACTTCCAAGCATCTAATGGATATATTAAAAAATCATTTGTGTGCATATTTGCCTGATAATTTAATACACGTCTATATATACCATTGGTACATTTTAAAACAGAACTTGCTTGTTGTAATATCTCAATATTCCTATTATTATAAGGGTCGCTTAATGCCCTTCTAAGTGTTACACGATTAACTCTTCTCGGTCTATATATTTCACTTGATAAATTATAAACGCTATTAACTAATGAGAAATTCCTATAAGACATCATTCTGTTAATAGCGTTTATTTGATTATCTATATGTTCCTGGCTAAAGGGAATCGTGCTTTTTTCCTTCTTCTCCACTCCATCACCTCTACCAAAGTGGTCTAATTTCACCTACACCACGTTTTTTCTTTTTATTTTCTTCCTGCACTAATAAACTAGCATAAAAATTAGCATAACTTAAACTTGAATAACGGTCTTTTCTAGCCGACCCTTTTTCGCTTATAACTACATTACTAGAATGTATTTCATATTCTAAGTTGATAAGCTCATTTATTAAAGCAGTAGTTTGAACGTAAGGTCTTAATAAATAAGCCTGTTCCTCTGGTGATTTTTTCACAAAATCACTACTACAAGCCAATTCATTTTTTGCCTCTATATCATTAATTAAAAGTCTTAATTGACGTTTCAAAAATGCACCTAATAATTCAGTTGCAATTCTTGAGTTAAATTCCCTAGACGGGTTTGCAATAGTATAAACAACTGGTAAAGCACCCTTAGATGATAACCTGTCAACCGTATTATCATTATTTATAGCGGTATACGCTGGATACTCTTTATCCAAAACATCATCATAAGTAGTTTTTTGAAGTTCATTCCAAACAGTCGCACCTACTGCACTTCTATCTAATACCAACCAATCACTCTCAAATTCTTCCATTAATTGTTTAAGTCTTGTGCATTGCAACTCTGGTTTCATACCATTATAACTTTCCATGTGAACTAATTGCCTTTGATATTCTCCGCCATTCGGCAATACTCTTAATAATGTAAATACTGAATTGTCATTTTGTTTTCCAGCAGCATAAGCAATATCTGCACCAATTATACGTATTTCACCTGGTTGTTTTGGTATAGACGATTTTCGTTTTTTATCTTTATTCATTACCTTTTCAACATCAGTTTGAGGATAAAATGGCTTTCTAAGAGTTCTACAAGGGTTTATATCCTCCGATTTAAAAAATGAATTATCATTTTCACCGTAAAATATACCTTCCATCTCCATAAGCCACGCTATCTCATTCATATCGTCTTCTTCTTTAATAGCATTAACTCTAGCTTGAGTTAAAAGCCGATACGATAAATCTCTATAAATTTAATATAACTTATAAAAATCTATACTATGTTCAATCTCACGATTTAAACTTCCTACTTCTTTGTGTCCAATTTCGAGAACTATAAATAGTTATCTACTCTTGTTTGATGTAACACTCCATAGGCTTAAATTCCCTAGTATCGTTAGGTACATATTAGCATTATCTTGTTGGTGATATTATGCTAATTTGTAATAATTTGCTAAATTTATACTTGCATTTTTATCTCTATCTATATCTAATCCACATTCACATTTATAAATCCTATCCGATAATTTTAAATCTTTCTTGATATTTCCACAACAAGAACACATTCTACTACTTGGATAAAATTTATCTGCATATACTACTTCAATTCCTACCATTTTAGCTTTGTAGTCTATTTGCCTTTTAAATTCATAGAATTTTTGATTGGCAATAGATTTTGCTAAATGTCGATTCTTCATCATACCTTTTACATTTAATGTTTCTAGTACGATTGCTTTTGGTAGTGTATTGATTATTTCTCTTGTGGATTGGTGTAAATGATTGTTTCGTATATTTGTTAATCTTTGATATAGATTTTTTATTTTTAACCTTTGTTTTTTAATATTCTTACAATCATTTATTTCCTTTTTATATATAGGTTTATTGTGGTAATTGCCGTCTTTACCTAGAACTTTTATATAATGGTCTATATTGTTTTCTAACCTTCTTGAAAGTTTACGTTGTTCTCGTTTTAACTTCTTTTCCAACCTTCTGACTTCTTTGGTTTTATTGATATTTTTATATACTACTTCATTAGAGCATATCGCCAAATTCTTAATTCCTAGGTCTATACCTAGAACAGTATCAGTTAATTCGACTTGTTTTTCTTCTACCTCTAACCCCACAGATAAATACCAATGCTTACCGTCATAAGATATTCTCGGATTTGAATAATATTTTTGACCATTTATTAAGTTAGGTAAGTTTTTGCAAGTTTTAACATAACCAATTTTTTCACCTTGAAAACCATTCATTTTTTTAGATAAAGATTCATAATTTACATAAAAGCTAGGTTTACTTCTATTTTTCGATTTGAATTTTGGAAAACCAGATTTACCTTTGAAGAAGTCTAGGTATGCTTTATCTGCATCTTTAATCGCTTGTTTCACAACATTGCTACCTACTTCTTTTAACCATTTAAACTCCTCACTTTTCTTTAATTGGGTTACTTCTTTTCTTATTATATTATTATTTAGATATTTACCACCTTTGGAATATTCCTCTTTGTTTCTACCTAAATGATAATTATAACTCCATCTAGCAACCCCTGCACTTTTCCAAAAAAGTAATTCTTGTTCTTTGGTTGGTTTTAATCTTATTTTAATTGCTAGTATCATTTTGATAACTCTTATTCTTCATACCAAAATTAAATCTAATTAACCTATCTTTATTTTGTATTTGTCTTAATTTATTTTTAGCAAATTTACCTATACTAAGTAATTTCATTTCATCAACTCCTTAATAATTTCTATATCTCTATAATACATAAAATATATTAAACAGTTAATAGATTTTTATACATTTATTATTTTTTATAGACATTTATCTCATTCAACATAGGTCGCAACTCCTATGCCAGTCTTACTATCACTAGCAGACCTCTTACACTTTCATGTAAGCGTAGACTATTTCTTCATCTTATATATTCTCTATATAAGAGCCACATTTTTCCACTACCATTAGCTTGTAGTGTACTCTCCCTCAAGGAGATAGTCGTTGAAAGTCCCTCATATTGATTAATTAATCAACTTAGAGTGTTCTCTGCTAAACTTCCATTGTAATTAGCTTTTAGGACTAAGCATATATATGTGTCACGATTATCCTTTCATATACTGTTTTTAGCTTTTATTTCACCATGAGCCATCTCAACTATTTTTTCCGACTTTCGTCACCTTTGCCACTTATCGTTTCCGATTTTGTTTTGGTTAGTTGAGCTTTAGGATTTCCATAGCATTTAACGTGGAGTCCTCACTCTCTTACAAGAATAAGGAGGGTATTCGTACTATCTATTTCAAAAATTATAATTGTTAAATATTTATATATTTACATATATTTTTATAATTTTTTGCAAACAGTTTGTTTACCCATTGTCAAGTGCTACCGTATAAGGTAAATCACATACAAAAGTGTTCTTCCCTTGACACATTGACTTTGTTAAAGATTTAAACTTATCAAATACATGGTGACTTTTATACCACGCACTTGTTATTAATATCTCTTTATTACTTTCAAGTGGATAATCTGCATATTTAGGGTTATTAGTATATCCTGGCATTCTCGGAGCAGCCAACATTGGTCTAAAAATTTTATCCCAAGAATCTTTACCTATTAAACGAAACTCCTCACCTACTAACGTATGTCCCCTGTGTCCCCTTGCACCATCGCCATTCACAACGGCAATAACCGAACTTCCGTTCCAAAACAATACTGATACTTCATTCGCACCAACTTTAATTTCTTTAATTTCTTTCCTTAAATTCGGCGACATACCCATAAGTTCTTTCCCTATTTTTTCAGAAATCAATAACTTAGCCTGCCCCCTACTTCCAGCACCTATAACGGTTTTATGACCTGGTTTTAATATAGAAATACAACACACATATATTGCGACAATAAAAGTTTTTCCAAGTCCACGACTCGCCACCACCATAACAAAATCAAATTTATTCATTGCATATAATAATATACATTGAAATGGTTTTAATTTTATTCCTAGATAATCTAATGCGAATCTGTGTAAATTCTCCCTCCAAAAACTAACGAATAAATGAAGCCCATTTTTATAATTTTCTTTAGAACTTTTAAGTAAATTTTTTCTCTTTTTGACTTTACTAACCATTAAACTTCCTCACTAGAAAGACCAAATACTTTTTGGAAAGGTTTTAAAAAACATTTTTGAATCATCATTCCTAATTTATCAACATCTTTAAATTCCTCTAAAGGTTCATTTACAGGCTCATAATTTTCGATTATTTCTCGAATATCCATTCCTAAAGTTTCACCAGCAACTTCTCCATATTGCCTACGTTGTGAAGGTTTTAAATCTGCATCAGTCATTTTCTTGGATAATAAATCAGAATAATCTCTAGCAGTTTTAAAATCACCACTTCTTTTAGCCGAATCTCTTATTAGTTTTATCGTACACATTTCTTTTATTATCTCTAATTTCATATAGTCATTTTCATAGTCAATATTATCTTTATATTCCCTATAAAAATACTCTAAATCCTCATATTCCTCGTCCGTATACCCCTTACCCCATCTTCTTCTCACTTTTGGAGTAATCTCTATTTTATACTCTAAATCATCATCTGTTTTGTTTTCTTTTTCATTATTTTTAATTTCAAGTAACCTATCATCTAAAATTACACAATCCGAACTTAAACTATCTTTAAATTTATACTGATTTAAACTATTAACGTTTTTCATGTAACATCTAAGTAAATTATCTTTAGTTTCATAATCCCCTTGAAAACTAGATTTTTCAGCTAAATCTAAATCAAAATAAATATCAAACATCATACATAAATGATATAATGATTTTATTTCATTATTATATTTAGAATTTAACTCATTATATAATTTACTTAAACATGTTTTACAAATGGGCATTCTTTCATCATTACATTTATACAACCTACTTCTGCTAATGTAAAAATCAACTTTTCCCTTTTTTAATTCTCCGCACATTAAACATTTTTTCTTATTATCCGATTTATTCATATTTACTCACCATTACTCGATATTTTCCTAACTAGATTAACATTAACTTCACTATCAGGCACTAATATCCAAAATAATGTCCAAAACCAAAAATTCATAGGATATATAGTATCAAGTATCTCCATACAAGGGAAATTGGCTATATCCATCAACCATATTATTAAAATAATACTCTTAAAAATTTTAAACATATATATTTTGTCTCCATTTTTATTCTCGTAGTTAATCTTTTATAATTAAATGAATTTTACAATTCTATATTATAACTACATTCTTTTCCGTACTCTTTTGAAAATATCATCATCTTTTGCCCCTTCTTACTAATAAGTCCATAATTCTTCGCATAAGAATCCACACCCGAAAAACTTGGATTCACTATTAACTCCGTTACACCAAACGTATTTTCTATATGCTGATGAAAATGTCCTATACAAACATAATCAGGTACAAAGCCCATCATTGTTGTAAACTTCGATACATAATTATTAAGGTTTCCAAAATTATTTCCATGTGTTGCGATAATTTTTTTACCAAAAATCTCAAACGATATTATTTCATCATCTATTTCATTATCATGTATAGTTAAGCCATCTATATCTTTACATCTTGCTTTAACCATTTCAAAAATAAAATAACCAAAGTTCTCTTTATCTAATGAATCAGATTTACTTTGGCTAATACGCTCGTGATTACCTACAACATAATATAAATCGACATGAAAAAATATCGAAAGTCCCTTTAAAAATTCCGCAATCATTTCCGAAACTAATATACTTTGAGTTACAACATCTTCTCTATTTTCAAGTCTTAAATTGTTGTGAATTATTCCAGAAATTAAATCACCTAAGCAACATACATTTATTTTTTTTATATCACCAAATAGGCAAATATCTATAACTCTTTGTCTTAAAAAAGATAATCTCTCTTTTGCAATTTCAACATTATATTTGTTCCAATGATTTTCGCATACAAGTCCAACATGCCAGTCCGATAATAACAGTACAGCCTCTTTATTTGTACTTTTTAAAATCGGTGGATTAGTGAATAAAGGTTTTTCTAAATTGAATTTTTCAGCGATTTCCCTCGCACACTCTAACATACTTTCATGTCTTGCCTGACTTCTAATTTGCTTATTAATTTCCGCCCTTAAATCATTTAACTTAACTCTTTCTTTTTTCAACTCTATTAATTTATTATCTATATCTTTAAAGTCATAATCATCTAGTATCTTTTCTTTTATTAAGTTGTGATAAATCATCACTCCATAACTAATTTTTCTTGTATGGTCTGCGGAATAATCTAGTCCTAAAATATCATTTATCTGCGACCAAGTTAAATCCACATCACCTTCATTTTTTGAAATTATCATTTCAATTAATTTTTTATTATCAACGCACATTTTAATTTCCTTTCAAATTAAAAATAGGAAGTGTATTCACACTTCCTACAACAAGATGCCTTTAAATCAATTTAATTCTAATTTTAAAACATTAAAATTAAATAGCCAACTTCTATATTGGATTTCCTTTAACGATTGCTGTAAGTGTCTTTTTCAAGACACATCACCATAATCATAACGTTAATTACATTATTATCATCATACTGTTAATTTTAAATATAAAACTTTTTTAATTTTAAAAATTTCTGCTGTTGGCATCTTTAAGAACAAGACACGTAAAAAGGTACTTTGACTATTTATATAACTTTTTTAAAATGCTGTCTGTGTCTTTATTTTTTTTATATTTCAACTTTCATATATCTTTCACTATTTAAAGTTTCATACATCATTTCAAGAGGATTATTATATTTTAACACTCCCTTTAAAAGATTCGGTGTAAGTCCAGACACCAATAATACATTCGTATTATCACTTTTCACCTGCATAGAATTTTTTCTACTATCAACATTCCAAAATACTACTACTGGTAAATTATATCCATTATCTTGAAATTCTTTACTATATTTTTCAAATATAGTCATATCACCCTGCATTACACATTCGTCAAACTCCATATCACTTATAATAAGCAATTTTTCTGGTAAATCATTTTTATCTACTTTATTTTCTATTGCAGTTTTTAATATTATATCAAAACAAGCAGCTAAATTAGTGTTAAATCCAAAATCACTTTTTCGTATATTCAAAACTTTTTCATATAAACCTTCTCCAACTATCCTTTGAATCGTTGGCTTATCTGAAAAAGTCATAAAATGATTATGATACACACCATTTAATCTTTCAGCAGTATATAACCCTAATGATATAGCAACTTCAAGCGGTCTACCAAACATACTTCCTGAAACATCAACCACACATAAAGCATTTGCATCTTTATCTCCTATAATTTCAGGTTGATTTTTCCAAAGTAACTCACAAGTTTGCTTATCATTTTTAAATGTTTCTTCATCAATATAAACATACCCTAATAATTTTCTTATAATTTCATAAGGGTATAATGTTGCTGCATTTAACTTTTGCTTTCCTTGTACTACATCCATTTTATATTCATTGAATCTTTCGCTGCAATGCTTAATAAATGCAATGTTATATTGCAACATATTCTTTGAGGTGATTTTTGAAAAATCTATTTCATCCCATCTACCCTCACTCATTAATCTTTCTATAACTCTTAATTTATTCCTACCAACTGACAACGCACGTCTATATTCTTTCGGAGATAAATTAAGTCTTTCTCTAAGTTTCCTTGCAATATCCCTACTTTCTTTTGAAGAAGTATTCTCCGATTTTAACCACTTCATTAAAAGAGATGGATATTCACTTTGCATATCAATTAATAATTGGTCGATAATTAAATTCATCATGTCATCTTCACATACAGTATCAAATAACACAAATAAATCATCATATCGCCCATATTCTGGAATTAAGTGCATATTCTTTTTTACAATGCTCGGATAATTTAAAGCTAAACTTCTTAATATAACTTTAAATATTCTTCGTTCGCCTAACCCTTCACGAATATCCCTAACGTAAAATAGCATTTTAACAGCTAATAATTTATCTTCTGCTAATGCCTTATAAAAAATTTTCAATATATCGTCTTCACTTCTATTTCGCATTGCTCCTATATTAGCAAAACAATCTAAAAGATAATTCCCTGTTGTTTCATAGCACACAGAGTTGTTTTCCGTCTGCGTTTTATTTAATTTCTCTTTTAATAACTCAACCATTTTACAAAACCCCCTATGCACCAACTTTACAAAATCACACTCACAGGAGTTGAACCTGCATAAATAAATTATCCGCCCAGAAGTGTGTTGGAGGAGAAAGCAAATGCCTTCTCTATGAAAAAAGTTATATTAAAACAAAGAGTACATCAATACTATTTGTATTTAATCAATTATATATTTCTTGATAATTCATCTCTTTTACTTTTTAAATACTTAACAGATGGATAAGTATGAGCTTCTTTACACCACTCAACTTCTTCGCCAGATGCCATTTTTACAACACCTTGAGTTCTAGGCTTTTCTTTTTTCTCAAACTTTAATCCCATAACTTTTAAAGTTTTTCCTTCTAAAACAACTGCATCTATTGTTTCTTCTATTGCATCAAGCATTTCTTTCACTTTAACTTGTGGTAACTCCACTTTCTCTGATAATACTTTTATAAGTTCTTTTTGATTCATACTTCCTCCTATATTTTTTTAATATCCTTCATATATAAGAGAGGCTTAAATTGCAAAAAGTCAACCAATATATCATATTTAATTTAAAAAGTCAATTATTTTTTTTGAAATTTTGAAAATTCTTTTATTTACCGCTTGTTTGCTAATATTTAACTCACAAGCAATATCTTCTTGTGTCACACTATGGCGTATTCCTTCAATGATATACATATCTTTATCATCTAATTTACCAAGTTTTCTAAGTTCTCTTATAGCTTTTGTTATATCATAAGCTATAATACTAATATCGTTTTCATAGCTTATATTTTCACTATTTAAGTATAAGATAGCTGCTATATGTTTTATATTTGAATAATCAACATTATCAAGAATATTACTATTTACAGGATTTTTTCCTGCATCTATGCAAACTCTATTTATATATGCCAATTTACATAGATTCATATAATCCTTAACATCTGATATATTTTCTGTAATATGTTTTAATGTTACAGAATAATTCCTATCCCTAGTTTTGTATAAAGATTTTTGCTCAATATCTTTAACACTAGCATTATCTAGTCCATATTTTTTTAGTTGCACATTAAGTGGAACAATTCTTTTAACTAAATCATCTACTTGTTTCTTATTATTATGAAACTCCCTAAAGTTAATAGCACCATCTTTTATCGCCTTGTTTTGCTCATTCAACACTAAGAGATTATCTTTTGCATCTTTTAAAAAGCTAATTCTTTCTTTTTCAAATCTCTTTAAATTTTCCCAATTATCTTTTGATAAGCACTTACAATGCTCACCTACATTTTGTAAACATCTTGGGTATAATACATCTGAATAATACTCATAGTCATATTTAAAAATCTCCCTTTCAAAAAAGTCCTTGTTTTTAACTTCGTCAGATGGAGCTAGTCTATAATTTTTATCATTCTTTGCTACGATATAATCTTCAATAGACATATTCTCGTTTAAAACCACTTCTTTTTTAGGACGATTAAATCTTTCATCAACATGACTATCACTATTTAGCAAATACGTTGCAATACTTTCAAGTGTCATACATACATTAGTATCCGACCACAATGTATCCGATTTTTTTAATGATGTAGAACACACCCCTATATCCCATACATCCTGCCAAAAATCATCTTTTGAACCTAGCTTGTCCAAGTTTAAAATATCTTCAACAAACTCTTTTCTACTCGTATAATCCTTAATACTATAATTAAGTTTATTTGAGTAATTAGTTAAATTTTTTCCACTTAAACCACCTGAAAATTTACCGTTGTTTAAAGCCAAAATATCCCTCCGACTTCAAAAGCACCTTTTTAGATGTCAACACACTATTAATTTAAACATAATAGTATATTCATATTTAGAAAGGTTATGTTTTAGATTTGTCGCCCTAATAAATAGGGCGACGAGGTAACTTGGAGAATTGCACAAATAAGAAATTAATTTACGTTATGTTATGTATACTATAATTATAATATATGTAAGTTGAAGTTTCAATATTTTTTTAAAAATCTTCTATAAAAAATCCATGTTTTTCAAAATATACATCACTACAACGACATAAAGCACTCAAAAACATAGAACTCCCCACAAATACATTTGCTTTATGATAATCAGAATCAAATTGCATTGTACTTTCTAAGTAATGCTCAACCTGTTTACCTTCTTCCTTCAATGCCATCAACGTAATAGGCTCTGAAAACTGCTCTAGTATTTGACTAAATTTCTTATTGTTTTTTAGGAATTTGAACTTAGTATTTATCAATTCGTCTAAATCATCTATCTCTTTAATGTCTTTTTCAACCGCTTTCCCTATAACTTCCTCATTCATATCTAAGAAGTTTAAATCTGTATCAAATTCAAATTCTTCCTCGTCATCAATCACACAACACTCGTCATCTTCATCATCTAAGAAAATAAATTTATTAAAATTAATCATATCATTAAACTTTTTCCTTAAAAAACTTCTCTTAGACATAAACACATTGCGTCCTAAACTTCTAATTTCTTGTAATTTTTCAATAATAAATTCATTAAAATTAGTTACTTCATTTAATCCAGTTTTTAAAAAATAAGAATCACAAGTCCTTTTATTTTTATCTTCATCTACCGAATACATTGCTGCTATTTTCACAATATATCCTTTTTCTAAAAGTTTAAACTTACAATCTTCAAAATACTTTCTATCAATTTTAACTTTATCAATAATTTTTTTATTCATAGGAAATACATAATTATTCTTAGCTTTATAATCTAAAAAAGTATAATAAGCAACTAGTATTTGTAGTTCTTTAAAAGTTAAATCTTGAATAGCACTTAAAACAACATCCGCCCTTACAATTCCATATCGAGTGTTTTTCGTATTACTATCTAGGCATTTAATAAATAGTGCTTCATGTGCTTTTGAGTAATCTCCCTCTACGTTTATCCAACCATTAGTGATAAGATTTTTCAATCCATCTCTTAAATAGCTACTTCTTGAAAATCGAGTTAATTCCAATAATGTTTTGTTTGTGATAAAAGGTACTAGATTATTTCTATCCTTTAAGCACCATATCGCTAAAAGAATTTTTATCTCTACTTCATTTAATTTTAGGAAACTCTCGTGAATTGTAATTTTCTTGCTTGTACTGAACTCTTGTAGATATGTCATTTTTTCTCCCCCTTTTTGCGATTTATAAGTAAAAAAATTGAATGCGCTTTTTTGTAATTGATTTTTTATTTTAAAAAATTGAATGCAGTTTCTTGTAATTTATTTTTTTGTACTTAGAAATTAAATGCAGTTTCTTGTAATGGATTACCCCTTATATCATTATTAGTTTATTATCATTAAAGGTTTATTTAACAGCTAAATCTTAAAATCTTTATGATAAAATTCTATTTTTAATTATATAATTTGTAAATTAAAGTGTCAATGTTTGATTAAAAGGATATTAAATTTTTTAATAGAATTATAAAGTTATTAAAATTATTAAATTAATGGTGGTGTTAATATGAGTGATAAAAAATCTTACATAAAAACTATATCTTTTAAAAAAGAATTTCTAAAAGAATATGAGTTTGTTTTAAAGATGGAACAAAAATACGGAAACATTAGTAGATTCGTTTGTATTGCAATTCGAGAATATATGAAAAATCATCCCGAAGAAGTTTAAAAAAATAAGGAGATGTTACTCTCCTTATTTAAGATGCTATTTCTTCTAATTCAATTTTATTTGCAACGCATGGTAATAATTCCACGATACAAGCATGTCTTCCCTTGCTTGTAGGAATTAAGCATAACGCCTTATATTTTTCTGAATGTGATAAGTTTATTAAATCTTCTTTAGTAAATCCAAATTTTTCAAATTCATCTTGTAAAACCTCAAAATCCTTAACAGAACTTCCTCTAAGGAACATAAATCCACTTCCTGCATCAATAAGTATATCTTTAATACCTGCTATTTCTTTGAAACTATGAGTTGCAAATATTAATTTAACTCTAAATTTTCTAGTTTGATATGCCATAGTGTGTATATTTTTATACGCACCTTTTGCTTGTTGTATTTCGTCACAGAATACATGCACATTTTTTAATTTTTGACCTCTATAAACTTCTGCTCTTTTTTCTGCTGATAGCATTATTTTAGAAAAAAGATACGATACCATAATGTTTTTAGATTCCATTGTATTAAACTCAACTTGTGGTAACTTAAAGAATATTGCCTTGCCTTCTTGCATTAATTCTACTAAATTTATGTTATTTTTTATATTTCTAATATACATAAATTCTAATGCAGAGTTTCTTTTTAATTGAGAAATTCTTGAAATTATTCCTGTTATTTTACTATTGTTAGTACCTATTATTTCTCTACTGCTTTTATTATACTCATTTAATTCTTCAAGTGCTGTAATGTCTTCTTCAATTAATTCTGCATACATTTGAGGTATATCTTTTTTGAATTTAATCAGTTCTTCCATATAATATTTTCTTACTTTCCAGTCCTCTATACATCTAACAACATCACGAATGCTTTTGTCTTCGTGAATTAGCACAGCTTTACAAGCAGCATTAAAATACCTACTCATATTACTAGAAAATTCTTCTTCTCCCAAATTATCAATGAATTGCATCATCTGGTCGAATTGTAAAATTGCATGTTTGTATCGTGATATACCATCATTCATATCACGTGTCAGATTCATCTCATTAAAACCAAACCCTTCCTGACACATATAATCACCCAGATTAATTTCTACGATTTTACTTTTATCTTTTATATTCCTTTTTATATTCTCCGTCAATTCCAAATTCTTGATAAAGTCAATGACTATAATACTATCCCCTGAATTAATTGCATCAACAGCTTTATTTTCAAACGTTGATGATTTCCCGCCTCCCATTCTAGCTATTAATACTTCTGGCATACATGCTGCATCCACATTACTAGATAAAGTAACTACTGTTTCCTTTCCTCTATAAGTATTAGTTCCGTATCTAATAGAGCCACCTTGTAATTCGTCTGGTACTATACTTTCATTATGAAATACCGCCTCTAATCCATATTCCTCGATTAAAGTCCTTCCAGCTAAATTGATAAAATTCCCTCCAACTTCATCTGTACTCATTTTATTTATTAATTTATTGTTAAACATACCGTATTCCGCCAAGTTTAACATTTCATCATTTTTATTGACATTCTCTTTTATATTTTCTATTTCTTTTGTATTATTTATTTTCTTAGATAAACCACTTTTATAATTTTTCTTTTTTATTCCTATGCTTTTTTTCTTATTTTTATCTTTTACTTTTTTTGCAACCAACTTATTATCAGAATCCTCTATTACACTAAACGTATTAATTAGCGTTTTTGCATTTTCCTTTTCCCTATCAGCATTCTTTGATTGAGACATGATGTATATTTGCGTTTTTATTATTTCAGCACCTTCTTTTTTGAAAGTATGCTTAGACAATTCTGGCATAGGTATACTTCTTTTTTTCATCTTTTTATCTTGACCGTTTAAAAACCACACTACACTATTTTCAATAGCATTTAGTGTTGAGTTTAATAATCGTAATGATAAGTAAAACAATCTATCAACACTCATTGTTTTTTCTAAATTATTACCTTCTTTATATTTTTCCATTTTTTTTGTATGATAATTCTTCCAGCCGTTCAGCTCAAATTTGTTTGATGGTAAAAAGTTATATAATATCGTTAATCTATCATCATCTTGTAAAATATCCATGACTGATAGATTAGCATTTAACAATTCGTTATCTCTTTTATCCACCGCTAAACTTAGAGCATCATCTTTGCCGTAAACTAAGCTATATTTAGTGCAATCTTTGCTTATCCCTTCTATATTTTGTACTTCTTCAATGGTTATTTTACCAAATGTTTCCGTTAATTTTTGTGAAAATTCTTTGATGTGGATTTTTGGAATTATGATATAAAAGGATGCGTTATCTTTCTTAATATCTATTACAAAAGATATTTTATGCGGTAGAGTATAAGAAAATCCTTTATTATGTTTTTTAAAGCGATTCACTACACTTACATACGTTGAGTTTATAATGCCTGCTATATCACTAGCTTTATTATTTTTTACACTCGTACTAGGAATTAATTTTAAAAAGATATAATCAGGCTTTTTTATTTGAACATAATCACTAAATTTCATACTGTATTGTTTTTTCATCATTTCTAACCCCCTTAGATTTATTTATAATTATTCAACTACTATACTTTTCATCAAGTCAAAAAGTTCTGGTAGATAATACATTATTGCCATTATCATAACTCCTTTCATAACTGTATTCCCTACTGCTTGAGAATTTCCTGATATTGCATCTGTTAAACATTTTTTAGCTGTTATTAATAAAGTAGTCCAATATCCTAGAGTTTGTATTAATTTCCACAACTCTCTACCTATAAGATTGATTTTTTCATTTGCAGTCTCTACATCAATCATTGCATGTGCAGGACTTATATATCCACTTAGGAACATTATTGCAACTACCATAACTAATTTCATATATAATTTTTTATTTCTCTTGATATGCCCTATTACTTTATCTAATCTATTCATTTCCTTAATTAATTCATCTTTATTTCTCATTTTTAATTTCATATTTTCTGTAACTGTGTATCCATTTATTAATATTTTCATAACTAAAACCCCCTATTATTTATTTTAAAATATTATTTTACATACAAACTACTGCGATAACTTTTAATAATATTGATAATATTATCCATTTTTCTAAATCTTCAAATCCAATCATCTTTAAAATTATTAATGATAGTATTACTACAATGCTCATTTTATCTATGAAATTTAGTATAAATTTCGGCGTAAAAATTACTTTCACCCAGCTAATTCCTTCAATTATCATTTCTGATAATGTCGCTATTGTTGCTATTGCATCTTGTGTTCCTTCTTTTAAATTTATAACTGCATCTTTAACGTCCACTACTGAATCTTTTAATCCAGTTATCACGTCTTTTGCACTTTCAATAAAACCTTCATCATTATTCCTTATAATCATGTTGACCTTCCTCCTTCTTCTGTCTTTTCATATCATCTTCAATTAACTTTTTTACATAGCCACTAAATCCATATAGATAAGACTGGTCTAATGCCCACTCTAAAAGCATTTTATCCCTTACATTATCTTTAAAACTAACATGTTTTCTTCTTTCATTTTGACTCATTCACAAACTCCTTTCTGATTCTTATTTTTTGTTATATTATCTTATATGTAAGTTGACACAATAATGTGCATAAATTGTGTAAATTTATTAAATTTAATAAAATAACTTGTCCAAAATAAAAAATGCTTGTCTATTTTTATGTAACTTGTAGGTATAATCTTTTTTAAAAAAGTCAATACTAAGGATATTAAAAAATATAGGAGGTTTAAATATGAAAAAAATTTTTAAAAATTTATTTTCATTTTTAGTATTATTGGTTTTTTTTACCAATACTGCATTTGCTGCAAATGAAATGACAACAAGGGAATATAGGGAGTATTTAAACGATAAATTAATTCAGTCAAATATTAAAGAGCGTGAAGATATATCTTACGCTAGGATATTTAAAGAAGGTGTAAAAATAGGCTATACAATGCCTTTAATGAATACTATGGTTAATGTTTCAAATGGATTAACTACATTAATCAATGACTTGAAAATGGTAAAAATATCCAACAAGGCTATGCAAGAATATAATGACCAATTTGTAAAAGAATTAGAAGAAACTGCTACAATAGCCAATCAAGCTATATTAAACTCTAAATTACTATTAGATAGTGATGATAAACTATTTAACATTACACAATTTGTAAAGAATGAATATCTTTTCAGTAGATTCAATAAGCACGTTGAATTAACAAATGAAATATTTGAAAAAATTAAAAATTATGCTCCAAGTAAATATGTGGCACTTAATTAGACCCTTGTGATTTCAAGGGTTTTATTTTGTCGAATAATTTAAGCAGAGGACACGCATTTTTTATATATACATTAGCATACAATTTTTTAACTTTATTGAAAAATTTTTTCAATGAATTAAAAAATCTATACTAAGTATAGTAAAATTAACCACTAAACTATCAGAATATCGAATTATCTTATTTTTTGCGAATTTAGTTTTTTAATTTTATATAATTTCTATGGAGCTATTTAATTAGCCTATAACAAAAAGCAATAAGTACTTATCACATGAATTATTCACCTTGATTTTGTACCTATTGCTTTTTTATTTTTTATAATTTAAACTTTGAATCTGATTTATGTAATTTTGCACACTTTTTATGTAATTTTGCACAAATTCAAATTGTAATATTTTTTATGTAAATTTGTATAATTTTTGTGTAATTTTGCACATTTTTATTTTTACACACTTTTGTATAAAATTTACACAAAGTTGTGAAAGACTTATGTAAAAGTGTTACATTGTTACACAAGAATATGAAACGATATTTTAATGATTTATTAATTTTTCTTAATATATAAGATATATATAAATATTATATAAATCTTATATAAATATTATATATTGACTCTTGTTTTTTATATAAAATTCTCTTATTTTTAGTTTTGATATATAAAATATATATAAACTTTATATAAATATTATATATATTTTATATATACCCTATATTTAATATCAATACACTATTTCAATGGTAATTCTTGACATTTAACTAATTCTCCAACTATAATTAAATTAATTAAAATTAAAAACGAGGTGATAAATTATGAGTGATAAGGTTAAATTAATTTTATCTCTACTTGTATCAGGCTTTACTATTTTGACTTGCTTTCATTTACTTAATTCTATTAATTCTAAAGCGACAAAAAAAATAGAGGATGGTATAGCTTGGTATAAGAAAAGAGCTGAAATGCTTCCTGAAAATTCTATGGTTATGTCTGAAAATAACATTTTACCTTTTTTAATTGACATGGAAGAAGATTATATTTATATCGTAAACAAACAGGAATGCTCAATGGAACAAATTAAAAAAGTTGACATTTTAAAGATAGATACAGAAGTTTATACAGTTGAAAAAAATGTTAAGAAATTAATCGCTCTTACGGAAACATATTCAAGAAATTCTTTTATTTCAAGTTTAGCATTAAAAATATATACCAAGTATGATACTTACAATATATGGTATATATTAGACGGAAAAATAATTTCACCAGCATATCATTCTTTTAATACTTCAAAAATTATTGACACAATTAATAGACATAAATTAATTTTAGAAAAAGATTTAGAAAATCTAGTTAAAAATTAAATTTATATATAAAAAAGATGCACTATGACATCTTTTTTATTTTTTATTATTTAATTAAATTTAATCTTTTTATAGTTGGATAAGATTAATATATTTAATTTCATTAATTTCTATTGATTTAATATAAAAAATAAGACCAGATTAAATTCTAGTCTTATATATTTTAACATCTGTAAAATATTTTTATTTTTAAAAACAAAATATTCTTATTTAAAATTTAATAAATAGCTTAATTATATTTTTAATCAATATAAATTTTTATTATTATTAATTACTCTACTTATTGTTGCCTTGCTCCATCCAGTTACTTTTTCTATTTGGCTATAACTCATGCCTTCATTTTTAAAATTTTTAATCTTATTAATCATATCATCAGTAATTTGCCTTTTTTTACCTTGCCATTTCATATTCTTTTTCAATTCTAAAATTTCATTTTGTAAATTATTAATAGTATTATTTTTTACCTCTAACTCTTTTTCATAGTATGCTATCATCTCATTATATTCTTTGATATAATTGAAAGTCCAACTATACTCATTCTTTTTTAGTTTCTTAAAAATATTAAACACCTCTTTCCTAGTTTAATTTATTAATGAAACATTTCTATATTATAATTTTATTTCCTTTACAAAAATTTTTATCATTTTTTACACGAATTTTGCATATTCGTATTTTTTTAATTTTTTAGGATTATCCTAACTCTTTTTCATTTTTTTAAAAAAATTTACCACATTCGGTGAGCCTTATTCGTAAAAACATTGAAATTTCAATATATTCATCTATTTTTTAGGCTCATTTTTATATCATTTTTCATTTTTAATAATTCTATTTCTTAGGTATAGGTATACTTTTACGATTACTAAGTCGATTAAATTTTTTGATTTATTTTCAATTTTTATGTATTAAATTAATTTTTATATTATTTTGGGATTTATTTTAAGTTGTGTTAGATTTGTTTTTAAGTTGTGTTATAAAAGTAACTAAATGAATTTTAATAAAAAATAAGGCTCTTAAAATATGAAAATACCCCCTGCTCTGTATTTTTCATTTTATTGTATATAATTATGATTATATACAATATTTTTTATTATTCTTTATACATTATCTTTATTATGTAAACTAATTTAATAAAAAATATATTTTAATTTTTTTCATTAAAAAATATAAAAATAGGATATATGTAATATTCGTTTTTTGATAAAAAATTTTTAAAAAATTTAGTAAATATTTTTTTAAATTTTAAAAATTATTCATTCCAAAGAATTAATATATATTATTTTTATATATTTACTAATATCTTTATAAATAGTATCAATATTTTATTAAAAGATAATATTATATACATCTATACATTATAGTGTATAGTATCATTTTTTAATTAATTCTTATATCATAATAATATTTATTGGAGCAAATAATATTTAACACAATGCATTACATAGCATCTACTTAATACATACTATATACATTAAGCTATTAATATATTAATTATTTTTTTATATATAATAGAAATTAAACTTTAATAAATTTCTTGTAAATGTTGATATTTCAATCTTTAAACATATTTTTTTACCATTCAAGAACTCGCCAAAGGCGAGGGAAAATTTTTATTTTTTCTTGGACTAAAACATTAACAAGCATTTTAAAAACGCTTTAGAAACGATTTATAAAGTTCTATATATTGTATAACAATATTTTTATATTTATTTGTCGAAATCTTTTTTTAAATTTTTTTAAAAATATATGTATATTATACTCGTAAACGTGTATAATATAATTAGCAAAACAAATTAACACCAGCAAAAAAAAATAAAAAATACTTTTAAAAAAGTATTGACAGTAAAAAATATAAATGCTATAATAAAAGTATAAATTAAAAAAATAAAAATTTTTAAATGATTTGTCACAAATCATTTAAAAATAAAAAGTACTTTAAAAATTGAATAGCTTAAACTTATTACCTTGAATGTCAAGTTTAAATAGTTACATGAATTTAAACACAACATTATTAATAGTAAGTATTAAGTATAAGATGAATATTAAATGATAAATAAGGTTTTTCTAGGAGTCCTTTAAAAACTCTTAGACTAGTAAAAAATTTTTTAAAAATATTATTGCATTATGTAACAAAAAAATAAATATATAGTCTAAGGACTTTAAAAGGTGGTTTAATATGGAAAAGAGATATGATGTTTATTACAGGGAAAAAGGCAATACAAAAGGGGAAGAGTATAAATGTACTGTAACATGTAATAACAAAAAAGAGGCAAGGGAAAATTTTGAAGACTTCGATAATATCAATAAGAAATGGACTATTACAAAAATTGAAAAAAGTATTTAATAAAATATAAAAAATAAAATAAAATTGAAAAATTTTTAAAAATATTATTGCATTATGCAACTAATAAAAAATATAGTCTACGGACTTTAAAAGGAGAATAAAAATGTTAAATGTATATGTTGCAAATTTAGGAAAATATAATGAAGGTGAATTAATAGGTCAATGGTTGAGTTTACCAGCATCAGAGGAAGAAATTCAAAAAATGTATGTAAATATTGGAATCGCTGAAATAATAAATGGTCAATTTACATTTGGTAAAATTGAAATTGAAAATGGTTATGATTATGTTTATGAAGAATATGCAATACATGACTATGAATGTGATATTGAAGGATTAGAGATTGGCGAATGGGATAATGTTGAAAAATTAAATGAAAAAGTAAAAATGATTGAATCAAAACAAGATTATGAGATTGAAAAAGCTGCCACTCTAGTTGAAGGCGGATACTATGATGATATAATAATTGCTTTAGAAAATATAGATAAACATACTGATGTTACAATGGAGCATCATTCCCTTTTTAATGAAGAATTTAATTTAGGTTATGCAATGATAGAGCAACTTTATGGCGGAATTGAAAATTTAGATAGAGCAACTTTAGAACAATATTTTGATTTTGAAGGTTATGCAAAAAATATTATAAATGCTGGTTGTGCTTTTATATCAAAAGAACATAATATTGCTATAATAGATTAATTAATTTTTAAGATAGATTAGAAGTTATAAATTAACTTCTAGTCTACAAATTATAAAAATTAAAATATTGTTGTATAATGCAATTACTCTATTAAAAATATATAGTCTCAGGACTTTAAAAGGTGGTTATTATGAGTTTTATAGATTTCATAGAAGATAATAAAGATTTTTTAGAATGTATAGATATACTTGATTTATTAGATATTCAGAAATTGCAAGAAGTAGAAAATATTAAAGATGAAGATATTTTACAAGTTATAAATAAGTTTAATAAAAAAGCATATATAGATAAGATTATAGAATTAATTAAAATTCCAATTTGTGTAGATACTGAACAATTTAAGGAAATGATTGCATTTAAAGAACCTTTTGATAATTCGATTGTTTTTGCAATAAATAGAACATTAAAATATATAATTATAAATACATCATTCATTAAAAATACTTTATATATTTTAGGACTTTCGTATAAAATTAACCCAGATATAGAATGTATTTTAAAGAATGAAATAAAAGGATATAAAATATATAGTAAATCACGCTTAGGATATGACTTTAATAATTTAATTAAAGAAACAACTAGATATATTTTAAACATTTATTCAGAAGAAGTTTATAAAAAAGGTAAATTTTTAAGCACAAAAAATGATATTGAAGTGGAGCAACATATAAAAAATAAAATATTAATGGATATAAAAAAAGAGTATTGCGGGTTAGATATTCATAAAGATGATTTAAAATACAAGTTAGTACTTTATGATAAAGATAGTATATTCAAGACTTATGACAGAGATTATTTATATTTCTTTAATATGTATCTGCAAAATAAAGATGAATTAATTAATTTAATTAAATTGATATGCTTAAAACATATTAAGCAAGATATAAATAATAGATATATAGAAAATGATTTTATAGATTTTTATTTAAAAAATCTTAAATTAGAATTAAATTTATTAATGGTAAATGAATTAAATAACGATAATGAATTAAATAAAATTAAAAATGTGATTCATTGTTTGCAAGATGCTGGAAAGTCAGTTACTGTTAATGGTTTAAAAGTGAAAAATAATTTATGTAATACTTATAATATATATGATGCAATAATAGGTGATTATAATGCAGGTATTAAAATTAAAGATATTAAAATAATTAAATTTGGCAAAAAGACATTATTTAATAATTAAAAAAATAATTTAAAATGATGTAATTATCTTAATTAAATTTATTGTAAAAGATTACAAAAATTACCTTTTATCGTTGTATAACACAACGATAAAAGGATATAATGTAAGATAAGAATTTATAAAAAATAGGAGGTATTGGAAATGTTAAGAAAATATGAAGAAGTATTGGAAAAAATAGCTCAAGAGGTTGCAGAAGATAATAAAAAAGGAGTATTGAATTATATTGAATCACAAATAAACAATACAAGCCAATATTTTGTAGGTGATGGTACAGATAATAATAAAATGGTTTGTAAAATTGATTTGTCAAATGAAGATAACGATTTTGTTTGCCAAGTATTAAAAATTGAAGAAATATATAATCTTATAAAATTAGAATTAGATACTGATGATTATGATGAATTTAAAGAATATATACTAAATTTCATGGAAGAAAGTTATTTAGATTTGCCATCTGATTTGCTTGTAGGACAATCTTTAGAAAATTATGCTAAAAAAGGTGTAGACTTAGATTGCAAATCAACATATACAAGTTGTTTTAAGATTTATACAAGAGATTATTATGACAAAATAGAAGAATTACAAGATAAAATTTACACTCCGTTAGAAGAATTATTGGAGCGAGTAGATGATGAAGATGGAGATATTAAAGATTATGTGTTAAAAGTTGAATTAACAGAAGAAGAAAACAATCTATTAAAAGATATAGACGTTGAAGATGTTATAAGTGTATATCACAATGAACCAGAAGAGGTGAATATTGAATTTGATATAATTAAAGACATAGATATTCTAAAAAATCAAATAATTGAAAAAATCTTAAATAATAATTATACAATTTTAGAATATTTGGACAACGCAATCTATAAAACTCTTAATTATAATACTAGAAGAAAAAATTTTGTAATTGAAAATACTACATTTTTAAAGAATTTAACAACCGAGCAGTTAGGCAAAATATTGGAAAATAAAAAATATTCCTATAAATTATTCAATAAACAAGGCGAAGTTCAAACAGTTAATATAAGTTGGGAAGAAAAAGAACAAGACAATATAAAGACAAAGATTAGAAATATCACAATGTGTTAAAAGTGAAAATTAAAAGGTGAAAAGTGAAATGGAAAATAAATCTTTTAATTGGAATTATGACGATTTAATTACATTAAAAGATTATTATGATAAAAATGATATAAAGAGTACAGATTTTATAGTAAGATGGATAGATATTGATAAAGATAAAATAAATATAACAGTTTATGATGAACGTGGATTCCCTGATGTTATTTGTACCTTACACAACAATAAAGAATTACATGATTTTGTTGTTGAGATACAAGAAAATGAAAAATATATGATAAATTTAGAATTATAGTAGCACTATAAAAGATTACAGAATTTCCTTTAATAAGATGATTGCATAATGCAATTACAAAAATATTAATGTATGTTAAAAAGGGGGAAATAAAATGGAAGTAGTGGAAAGATTATTAAAAGTATCAGGGAAAAGATGGTATGAATTATCAGAGCAAGATAAAAAATTTATACTTGAATATGGGGGATTACACGATAGAGTTGACTTCTTTGAAAAATACAATGATATACAATGTGTTATTACTTTAGAAGAATATGAAAAAAGGTCATTTCAACCTTTATTTCTTAATGAAAAATATGCAGAATTAGCTAATGTAAGGTCATTAGCTGTTAATTTAAATGGATATTTCACAATCATAGACGAAGGGCGAGATTTTATAATTATATAATGAAAGGGTAGGTAAGAATTATGTTAAATCTAATTGAATTAAAAAATAGAATAGAGTTCGCTTACAATAGCGAAGAATTAAAACAAGAATATTCAGAGGAATGTTTTGAATCAAGAAATTATTACGTTGAAGTTAGGGTAAATCTTGAATCTGGTGAATTATATGTAAAAAAATACTATCAAGGTAATAGAAAATTAACTTATAGAGATTTAGTTTTAATAACGTCTCAATGTTGTGATTACTTTGATGATTTTATACCTGAGTATTATTTAACAGATGTACAATATAATGATATGCAAGAAATTGAATCAGAAGATGAAGAAAGAATAAAAGAGGAAATGAAGGAAGAATTTATTAAAAAATATGGATTTGATTACGAAGAACATTGTTCTAAATGTGAAAGAGAAGCTATAATCGCAGAATATTATGATATGTATGAATATGAATTTCAAGATTATAATGATAATCAACTACAAAAAGCACTAGATATATACGAAAAATATGGTGAAAAATTTAATATATATTGTGACTACTTAGAGCCACAATTTGATGAAAATTTAAACGAAATAGAATTAGTTTATTAATTCAAAAGATGGTAGAACATGTGTAAAAGATTACAGAAATTAAGTGTTAAATCATAAATAACGAGGTGAAAAATTGGAAAAGATAATAAATTTTATTAAACAATTAGATGTTTCTAATATCATTGAAGATATTGAAATAAGCGATATAACAGAAGAAGTAAGATTTACTAAGGGATTATTAAACTTCTGTATCTATAAAGCTCATATAGATACAGAAGAATTTGGATTATGTTTTAGTAAGAATGAGCATGAGATAGATAAAAAGACTGGAAAATTAAGCGGGATAACTGTATTTGATAGAACTTTACTAGATACATTTGTAACTGATGCAGAAGATGCCATAAATTTAATTATAGAGTATGTATCAAAAACAGATTTAAACTTACAACGTGAAAAATGGCTAAAAGATATTATTTTTAAATTCAATAAATATTTAAGTAAAGAATATTTAGATGATAGAGGTAAATTAATCGCAGAATCGAAACGTAAAAGATTAGAAAAATATAACAATGACTTGCTAATAGTTACCAATTTTTATATAAAATAATAAATAGCTTGCATAAATTATTTAATTATCAATTTTACATTAATTATATAATATATTCAGGGGGATATTTTTATGAATACTAAAAATAGAAATAAAATATTTAAAAGATTAAATAATCATTTTATAAAAAAGATAAAAAAATTTTTAAATAATGATTACATTATATTCCCACTTAACGAAACGGGTTATAGTGTTGTTTTAAAATTTTTAATGGAGCATGTAAATAATGAGTTAAAAAAAGAAGTGGACAGTAAAAATATACATCCAATCGAAGCAATTCAAATAGAAGATGATTTGGCAAGAATGTTTTCTGTTGAAAATTTTAACAACATGAATATTAACAACATGGATATTGACTTTGAAAGAATTTATAAAAAATATCAATTAAATAAAATGAAAAGTAATGTAAAATAAATTTTTATACAAGGAGAACTATTATGTATAATTTAAATACTAAAAATCTTAAAAATGACACATCTGGGTTCGATATTTATTGCGGACTTAATATCATAAATAGAGAATTATCAAAAAGTATAGAAGAAGAATTTGCTGAAATAGGAATTAAATATGATGAAGAATTTGAATTTTTACATGAGCCTAAAATAACTATCTTAGCAGAAAAGAGCGTGACGGATTCTTTTGACCTTCGTGCTGAACACATAGAACTAACAATAAAATTTAAACAAAACCCTATACGTGTTGGTTATGATTTATATGATGGCACGTATAAAAAGAAATATGAAGTAGCAATAGAAAAGATTGAAAAATTTTTAATAAAAATAAATTCATTACTAGATAAACGACACTATTTACATTTACGTTCTTGTGTTGAAACTCATAATATTTTAATTCGTTCAATAAATACTGGATTAGGTGTATCAGGCTCAAGTTATTTTATGTTTAGTGACATTCGAGAAGGCAACAATGCTACAATAAAAGAATATATACAAAAAATAGTCGACGTTAATCAAGATTTAATAGCTTTTGATGGTTTAATTTCAATTAATGACGCAGCCAAAAAATATAATAAAGATGTAACTGTTCTTGAAAGCCTTATACAAACAGGTAAATTTGTAGAAGGTGTTGATGTTATGAAGTTCGACCAAACTTGGGTTTTTAGGGAAAATTCTTTAATAGATGAATATGTATACAATTATTAAATTTATTGTAAAATATAAGGAGGAAATGAAAATGGAAAAAGTAAAAAAAATGTTAAAACAAATACAGGATAGGATAGATAAAGATATGCTAGAACTATCTTCTAATTTAACAGAAAAAGAAATAAAAATTGGTTTAGAATTTATCGCAGATAATGATAACAAATTAACTTTTTATAGAAATACAGATGCTGGTTCTTTTGCTAAACATCAAATGGTATATACAAGAGATAGAATATTTGAAATGATGTTTACTAAGGAAGAAATAGAATTGTTAAAAGAAGTAAAATATTTGACTTGGATATTAAGATATGGGAAAAAAGCAAAAGATATTAGACAAGAATATTTCCCAGTATCTCCTGAAGACGATATACTATGTACGATAATTGAATTAGATAGAGAAGAAGTAATTATTAATCCTTACTATTTAACAATAAAATATGAGGACTTAGAAACTGGGGAAGTAATAACTCATTATGCAAATTAATAAATAATATAACTTTATTGCAAAAGATTACAAAAATTCCCTTTATTGTTGTACTATACAACAATAAAGGGATATAATAAAATAATAAATTAAATAACAAGGGGGCAAAAATGAACTTTGATGTTATTGAAGAAACACGTATTAATCTAGGCATTACTCGTAAGACTATTTGTGAAGTTTTGTCAGTAGATAAATCAACTTATAGTAGATGGGTCAATCATAAATTTGAGCCGAATCATTCAACTATTGTTATGCTTTGCAATTACTTAGATATTGATATAAGTAAAGTATTAGATGATAAAGAGAGGAATTTTTTAGATTAGTAAAATAAAAAATGGATAAATAAGAAAATTTTTCCTACTTGGAAGTTTTTAGAACAATTAGATAGGAGCAGAATATATGGAGAAAATAACGGATAAAAGGAACGCTAAAATTTTATTTCAAAAAAGTGGAGGTAATGCTAGAGGTGAAGCATTAATAAGTAGAGTAACCCTTCCTATTTCATGGGTTAAGGAAATGGAGATAACAAAGGATAATCGTAATGTTATTTTAATATTTGATAAAGAAGAAATGACAATCACTATAAAAAAAAGAGGTGTAAATTATGGATAGTGTAAAAGATATTGAAAATAAATGTGATTTGTTTTTAGAGGATTCACACAATAAAATAGTCAATTTATTAGAAGAATTAACTTTAAAAGATTTAAGAAATTCTTTAAAATTAAATATTGCTCCAGAGGTTTATTTCTTGAAAGAATATAATCATCTTGAAAAAGATAAAGAGTTATTAGAAGGATTATTATATGATAACTGGGAGTTAGACAAGTTATGTGTTAAGTATGATGTATAAAATGGAGTGTATTTTATGATTAAATGGACATGTGAATTATTAAATAAAATAAATAGAGATGATTTAATAAATATATGTAAGGTAGATTGTAAAAAATCTACCCTAAAAAAAGATATTGTAAATATGGCTTTTGAAAAAATAAAAGATGATAAAATATTATCTGAAAAATTATATAGTGAAAAAGCAGATAATGTAGCACTTCATCCAATAGAAGTGGAAAAAATTTTAAATATTACATCAACTGAAAGAAAGCATTTCAAGGATAAGTTGAAGATTAGATATTATGATAAATGCAACAAATTTGGCAAAACATTAAAAGTGCCTATGTATGATTTTATTCATATTTATTCTTTGACAAAAGAAGAAATAGAATCTTGGAGAGAAGATTATAAAAAAATAGTTATTGATAATAGAAAAAAAGGCGTAATTGCAGCAAAACAAACTAGAAGTGAAAACAAGAAAAAAATTGAAGATTTTTATAAAAATGAATGGATAAATATGCTTACAAAATGGAATGAAATTGATGTAGAACTTGCATATACCTATCAATTTGCATTTTGGACAATGTGGTTAAATAGGCTAGCAAAAACATATCAAGAAAAAGCATCTAAAAGTACAAGAAAATCAGAAGATTATAATTATATCAAAGAGCATCTATATGAATTAAAAAATGACTCTATTAAGTTATTATCAAAGTCAAAATATGCAACAATTTCATTTTATCAACCGAAATACCCTCACAAAATTAACTCTACACTTTGCACTCGACATTATGATGAATGCAGAAGTGAATTTTTGGGTAATAAGGTAGCATTTTATTATAAAAATCAAGATGAAATAGAAGAGTGCGAAGATTGCAGCGTATTAAAAATTGATGATTATTATTCATTATATTATTTACAATTAAATTGCGAAGATTTACCAGAATTTACTTTTTCATTTCATTCACCTTATTTATTATTCCGAGATTTCTTCGGTGATTCATCAAATTATAAAAGAGTACAACATGAGGAAAATTCAGAAGGTTTATTTAGATTCGGCAGAACTTTAACTGATGATGAAACGATAATTTTTTCTGAAAAAAGAATTTTAAAATATTTTAATGAATCTAAAGATAAATATGCTGAATTTTTAAAAGATAAAGTTGAGATAGAATGTTAATTATAGACAAGCCTATATTATCTAAATTATCATCTAAATTTGTCACAAAACAACGTAAAATACAATTTAATATGAGCCATTTTAAGACGTTTTAAAATATCTTGCGACTAATTGTTGATAACAAAATTTAAAGTGCTTAAAATGGCTTTATTTAGTTCTATAATTTTTTAAATTTGTGCAATTTAAAAGTAAAAACGTCAAATAGAATATCATACTTTTTTTCGTGTATAATGTAAATATAAGATGAATGTAAAATATATGAAATAAGGGTGATGTTAAATGAAAAAATATATAAGTAAAAAGTGGAAACAATTAACGCAAGAGCAACAGCAGGAATTATTAAAAAAATGTAAACTTTTAATAAATGTTAATGCTACAAAAGGCAAATGTGTCATAAATTTTCATAAAAAACTTGCTATTGCAGGCAATATTATAGATTCAAATGATTGTACTGAATTACAAAATTATGATTTATCTTTTTTAACAGACAATACAACGTATAGAGTAAAGATTGATAAAGATGCTATTTTTTATAATCCTGAAAAGGATGTTATAGTTGAAAATCCAAAATTTCAAGGATTAATTGCTTTAAAAGATGCGGCTATGCTTTATAATAAAGAAGAATCAACTTTAAGAAGAAATATTGCAAATGGATTTTTCAAAGAATGGCAAGATTGCATTAAATTTGGAAATACATGGGTTTTTGATATTGATGCTTTAGAAAGGAAATATAACAATGTGGAATAGTTAAAAAAATATAAAAACATTTAAAGAAACAAGATTATTTTAAGAGCGAATACTTAAAGTATCATAATCAAAAATTTCATAAATTTATTAAATTTAATATTTGTAATAATTTTAATAAATTGTTAATATAATATACTACCATATAATTATAAAAATAATAACTTAGTATAAAAGAAAGGAGCATATTTATGAAAAATAATCTTATCGCAGATGAAATACAAAACTTTTTAGAAGATTTTAAAATAGTTTCAAAAAGGTCTGAATTGACCATTAAGCAATATGAGATTAACTTGAATGAGTTTAATCTATATTGCTTTAATAGTCAAGGCACAATTAGTGAAATGGCAACTTTAAGAGCCAGGGATATAATCGAACAATGGTTCAAAAAAGTTGCGGCAGACAAAAATTTATCTGCATCCAGTTTAAATCAACGCCTAGTGTCATTATCCATGTTTTACCAATTCTTAATTGGTGAATTATATGACATTAGAGAAGTAACAAAAGGTATTCCAAAATTTGCCGACACCGAGCCTATGACTAAGAAAAAATTCTTAGATATGGACGAAGCAAAAAATTTAATCAACTTAGTCGAAAAAAAAGAAGACAAAAAGTTGACGGAATACGAAAATGCTAGAAATGAACTAATTATAAAATTATTTCTTGGCTGCGGTCTAAGAATTTCCGAACTTTCAAAACTTGAATATAAACATATTGCAATAGGGGAGAGTAGAATCTATATAACATCCGATATTGCAAAATTTGGAAAATCAAGAATAGTTGATATTCCTCAAAGTGTTCTAAGAACATATATTGAATACTTAAAATTACGTAAAGAACATAAAAATTCAAGCAATTTTTTATTCATCAGCAGAAGAAATAATGTCATTCATACTAACACAATCCGTCACTTAGTCGCAAAAGCATCAGAACAAGCAACAGGTGAAAAAATCAATCCACATGGACTTCGACATACGTACGGTACACAACAAATAGCCGCAGGTCAAGACCCTTTATATGTATCGCAGCAAATGGGTCATGCAAATTTAGAAATTACAACAGGAATTTACGTTCACCAAGCTAAAAATACACAAAATAGAGCCAATAATAATCCATTTTTTCAATAAACTCTTCTGACTTGAACGGAAGAGTTTATTTTTTCATATAAACATCCATTATTTTACCCACTTTAAGCATTTTAATTTAATTTTAATAAAAATATTTTATTATAAAGTCAACATTTCCAGCCATTTATCTTATTTTATCCATTTTCAAAAACTTATTTAAAAGTTTGGATTAAAAGGTGGAGCAATCCTATTCTCTTTAAAATTATTAGTTTGTTCTTCTAAACTATCATTTATTGATGTTCGTCTTAAATCTTCTTGTTTAAATTTCTCTTTTTGAACACTTAAAATAAAATCTTCAAATTCTTTTTCTGTCATATTTATTTCACGTTGATTAAAATTATGAAATTTAGTCTTTGGAATTTTGTTTTTATCAACATTCACTTTATTATTCTTATCTTTTTTGCTATTTTTATCATCTTTACTATTTTTGTCTTCTTTAAATTTATTATTAAAATCATTAAATTCTGATAAAGTTTTGATATTATTTTTATTCAATTCATCTAGTATTGTTTTTAAGTAACTATATTTCTTTTTAACATCTTCACTAGATGTTGATATAAATATCTGCTCAAAAACATCTAAGTCAATATGAATATTTTCTTTAAGTAATTTAACCATGTGGGGCATTACTCTCTTTTCAATTTTAAAAGATTTATATAAATCTACAAGTTCTTTTTCTTTTAGATTTTCTGCTGATGTTTCATCGTCAACAACAACATCAACAACATTTTCTTTTTTAAAATCATTTTCTTTTTTAAAACATTTTATTTTAAGTAGCGTAAAATCCGATGTCGGGTTTTCCGAAGTCAGATTTTCGGATTTCGGTTCGTTCGTAGTATTTTCAACGTTTACAGCGATAGGTTTCATTCGTACAATATACTTCATGCCTTTCATCTGTCCCTTATCGTTACGGATATACTCTTTAGAAATATACCCACACACTTCAAGTTCTTTAAGTGCAGTTGATACTGCTGTTTTTTTATCTTGTCTATATTGTGCTAAAGATTTTAAATAAACTTTATGTCTTCCAGTATTTCTGTATTGCAATATTTGAACATACACACCAACAGCTTTGTATGTAAGCCTAGTATCATTTAATATATAATTAGGAATAGTAGTAAACCCTTCGTTTAATTCATTATCAAATTCAAAATATGTTTCATTGTTAATTGCCATCTCTAAATGCCTCCTAAATTATAAAAGCCCTGATATTTTTCAATATCAAGGCAGAGAGGACAAAATTTTATATATAAAAATAATATTAACTATTGCAATCTATGTATAAAAATGCTATAATTATAACATAATTAAATATATAAACATTAAGTCTACAAACTACTTGATATGTACCGGATATCATGTGGTGGTTAAACTAAGGTCGGCAAACCTTACTTAACCAGTAGGCTTTTTTTATTATTTTTTTGATTTATATTTAAATAATAAATCAAAAAAATGTTTTTGTAAAGTGTTTTTGTAAAAACATTTTGTAAATTGAAAGTATATTTTACCCAATATATATCAATTTAGTTGATAAAAGGGAACTTATGTCTAAAAAATATTCAAAATGTAAATTTAACCATATTTAAAAAATGACATATATTATTTTAGTCTAAATGAATTATTTTAAATAAAATACTCTTTATAATTCTACCTTCTTTTATTTTCTCATATTCAACTAATATTTCAGATTTTGCATTAATTTCCTGGATTGCATTTGATATTACATTTTTATCAAAATTAGTGAAATTGTCATATCCTAAATTATTTTCAATGCCTAATATTTGTTTTAAATAATCTAAAGTGTATATAATTTCTTTTTTTACAGAATAAGACTGTTTTATTAGTTCATAAATCCTCATACTATAAAAACTTTTAAAAGAGTATAGAGTTTCCAATTTAATAGTCATAAAATCCTTATATAAAAATTGAATATGTTCAAAAACATCTAAATCTAGTTCCAGTTGCATATTTGATGAATTTAATTGTTCATAAATTTTGTACCATTGTGTTTTTATAAAATTATTTCCATTGATAATAGAAATTCTTCTATTTTGTAAATTTTCAATCAAAGTTATAAACTCTTTTTTAGACATATTAGTACCTATGACACTTTTAAAATCTTTAAAAAAAATTTGATGATTTATTGAAATGTTATTAGTTGTATAACTACTTTTTTGAATTTCTTCAAAAATTTTATATAATAATTTTTGCTCAACTGCATTCAAATAATATTGTGCTTGAATTAAATTACTATTTTCAATAAATGACTTTTTCATAATTTAAACTCCAATTCATATCTCTTAATTTAATAATATTTTACATCTATCATTGCCTAATTCTAATTTAATTATTTATTCCAATTAATTTCTAAAAATATCTATTTAACTCCATCAAAAAAACAAAAACATTGACACTTTAACTTACATAAGTTATATTTAATATATAAATATAAAAAATAAAAGGGAATTGAGACATGAGATTGAGAGTGTATTTTTTAAGAAATAGTAAAATAGAGCAAAAAATATTTGAAAGTGATAATGTAGAAAATTTACAAGCGGAAATCAATAGTTTTTTAACAAGTAAAAATGCAATCCATCTTTGCACCGAATACACAGAATATAATGCACATATCCCCGAAAGATATAGTTATGAAGTGCAATCAATGTAAATTTTTACAAAAAACAATATTTTTAAAACTAGAAAAAGAGACACTTTTTAATATATTTTGCAAAATCGGCAATATGCAAGATTATCAAAATTGTACTAAATTTGAAAAAATAGAAAAGACGGTGTAAACATGAATACAATAGATATTTTAATAAGATTATCAGTATTAACAATATTTTGTGTCATATTTATTAAATTTTCAAATAAAATAAAACAAAAAAACTTGATAAAAAAGTTAAAAAAACATTTAAAAAATAAAAGGGTGTAATTGGATGAAGTTATACGAAGTAATGGTTTTAGATGATAGCGATTTCATAAATTATTTAACCGTATCAGATAAAACTGCAAAGGAATTAGAAGAAGAAATTGAAAAAAACAATACTTACAGTTGCTTTATAGATTGTTGGGTAAATGAAATTGACGAAGTAGACGGATATAAAATTCAAGCAGTAAAAATATAGATTATAAGATAAAATAATACTTTTATCTAGTAATTTTAAATTAGAAAGGGTAAAAATGGAGAAATTCATAAAGGATGAGGGAAAAGTAAGAAATTGCATTGCAAATATAGAAAAAATGAACATTTTTGAATATGTATACTATGCTTTACTTGAATGGGGATTTTTGCAATCTGTTTTTTCAAGATTATTACAAAGTATTTATTCAATAATTAAAGAAATAGGCTATTTACTATGTTGTATTTTAACAATAATAACTTTTCCTATCAACATCTGGATATATGCTTATATAGACATACGAAGAAATAAAAAATGGATGAAGAAAAACTTTAAAAACAATTATTAATGGGGGAGAGATATGGAAACATCAACTTTTACTCAAGATATGGTTGACAAATTAAGAGCAATTTTAGATTCTGAACAACCAACCATAAAAAGGGAATTTTCAACAACTAAACAAGATATTGAAATAAAAAAGTTTCAAACCTTAGTCGTTAATATTAATGAGTTCATCTTTATCGTAGATAAATTACAAGATGAAAACTATGATAACGATATATCAATATTTGATGAAAATGGAGTAGAGATAGGGTTAATAAACTTAGATGAATCGGTAAAAGATATAGATGATTTAGAAAAAGTAGCAGTTTACTGGTATTGCAGTAATGTTGAAGTTGAAGTAATAGAAGAATAAACTGGTGATAATATGATAGTTTACATAATACACAAGAATAAAGTTAAAAGTGTCAAACTTTTAAATAAAGGGAATGAAAAGAGCCTGGTGAAATTTTTTGATGCAGAACTTCTCATTGATAATAACAGCATATATTATTCAAAAAATGAGGCATATATAGCAATAGCTGAAAAGCAAATCATCAAAGATTTCAAAAAGAATCATACAAACAAAAAGGGGTACGGAAAATGTTTTTATTGCAAAAAAGATATTCATAAAGACAACTGCACAGTAGACCATTTGAAATCTCTTCGTTCACTTGGAGGAAGAAGGGAGCTACGTGCAAATTATGAATCTTGGAAAATGGCATGGGACAAATCGAATTTAACTTTAGCATGTGAAGAATGTAATTCTGCCAAAAATCATCAAGAATTAGAACATTTTCAAGAAAAATTTGCATCACTTCATAAAAAGGCAAAATTAATTAATATGAAAAAATTAAAAAATAGTGCCTCGGAGTGTTTTAGCAGAAAAAATAACCGCAAAGTTGGTTATCAAATTTCAACTAAAAAGAAAAATCCATTATCTTCAATATATATTGCTAAATCCGATAGTAATATTTTAGATAAAGATTTAATTTTAAATAATAAAAAATAATTTCAATCTATTAGCCTAGAGTGAGAGTTCCATACAAAATATGAAGATTAATTAAGTTCAATTAAAAGATTAAGCTCAATTTAAAACCACCCTTAGTCGTGTTTTGGTGGTTTTTAAAAAGAAACCTATATAAACATTAGTAGGTAGAGGGAGTAGTTTTACTTCCATTCACAGATTTTTTTAATCTTGATAAAACCTAGTTAATATAAATTTGAGGTTTTAGAACCATTACATTTAACATGGGTATAAAACAACAGAATATCAAGGGCTTTTCATCAGTAAGTTTTAGAACCATTACATTTAACATGGGTATAAAACTTGGGATATAGTCGATAATAATAATTGTCAGTTTTAGAACCATTACATTTAACATGGGTATAAAACACCGACCAGAATACAATAAGTTAAAGGATGGTTTTAGAACCATTACATTTAACATAGGTATAAAACGTCTGCTCTCGTCAGTTGAACACCTTGCATGTTTTAGAACCATTACATTTAACATAGGTATAAAACTGACTATAAACAGATAACCTCTGGCAGCTCCGTTTTAGAATCATCATATTTAACATGGGTATAAAACAGGTATGTTGTTTAACATGGGTATAAAACCTGTCTAAGGCTCTTTATTTTAATTTATGTTGCTTTAAAAAAGTGCTATTCAATACAGGTATAAAACCCATCGAGAACCAAGCGAAGGGCAAGCGAAGAATTTTAAAGCTAACTTCTTTAACATAAAAAAGGTGATTATTTTGAATAAAAAAAGAAAATACATAGACGATATAGGTATCGCATTTGAAGAAACCCCACAAGGTTTATGTAATGACGAATACATTGCAAATATAGAAGGCACAAGGGGTAGTTTATGGCATAAAGAACGAGAAATCTATGGTTTTGATAATAGAGAGACTTGGAACTTAGATTACACAATCAAATTACACCTATACGAGCGTTTATGTATGTATAATGAAATTAATATAATAGATACCGAAAATACCAAAGTTGAATTTGAAGGTGGCGAAATAACACTACAAGAGTGCATAGACAGAATGATAGAGGGATTAAAAATAGACCTACAAACCGATTATTTAGATAAAAAAAGATTAGATACAACTTCTATCGAATACAAGAAAATGAATGAAGTGTTTAAAATTCTGTCTATATGTATAAATAGATTATGGTGGTAATAATTTTATAAAAAAATCATAAAATAATGAATAAAAAATAAATTATAGTTAATAATCCTAATAACTTAAAAAAATATGCAACATCCTCATCCTAAAAAAATAAATTCTTTTTCAACGACAATAAGACCAATAACAGGTCTTTTGTTGTTTTAAGAATTTTTTTTATTTTTTGAAAAATACTTGCATTTAATAACTTTTTCAACTATAATTATATTATTAACAAAAACATTAATATTTCCATACGCAAAAATACCTATATCTTACAGATATAGGTATTTTTATATTCTCATAATTATATTTAATCCTCAATGTTTTCAAGAGATACTGCTAAAGTTTCCTTGATTTTCTCAAGACATGATACTAAAGCATCATTCATTAACCTTGAGCATGTGATAAATATAACTGCAATTTTAGAGATAAAAACTATAAAAGATTCTAACATTCTCGCAACATGTAGAGTATCCTTTGGAGATGAAAGTATAAATTTAGTAGCTGTAATTATTTCATGACCAGTAGGAATGGGCATACTAGCCAATGATGTTATTAACACATAAATTAATTCATTAAGAAATTCAAAAAACATTGGCAACGTACAAACTGCAACGTAAACTATAATTCCACGATAAATAATTTTTCTATGTTTTTTCAAATATTCTAATGTTTTATCTGCCGCCATTAGAGTTGCTTTTGAGAAATTAAAAGTAGTATTTTTTATAGTAACAAAACATCTATCTAAATTTTCATTCATTCTTTTATTTAACATAATATTATCCCCTTTATTCCATTATTTTTTTAATATAATAAACTAACATTAATTTGAAATTAATAAAATATTAATTGTGAAATTTAAAGGATTTAGATTATTTTCATCGAATAAATTATACGAATTAATTTTTTATTAATTCACAACCACTAAAGCCGTACGGAGTGCGTTCCTGCGGCTTTTTTATTTATTTTTTTCACTTTCTAAATCCATCTTTTCTTTTAAAATACATTTAATGTAAGCACTTTTACCCATTATCTTGGATTTACTTTCTAAGAAATTATACAAAACTATGTCATCTTCATTACTCTCTTTAAAACTAAGTGTGAATTTTATAGCCATTTTACTCACCGCCTTTCTTTTTACTTATCTTTACTTTACATTATGTATGCAACTATAAAAACTTGCCTGTTTTATTAAAAAAAATAAAAAAATTTTTTCATATCATTAAAATTAATTATAAAAATAATATTTTTACTTCAAAAAAATATTTCCAAGTCAAAATGTCTAATCCATCACATATTTTTACAAAATATCATCAAATTTAAGTCATGTCGACTAAAAAGACTTTAATTTAATTTTAAACTATGTTAAAATCAACATAAAACTATGTAAATTATTGTTTTAAAGTTATAAAGTTTATAAAATCTAAAACAAAAAGGAAGTGATGAATAGGGATGTCAAAAGATATATTTGCAGGGAAGCAATTAAATGATTTAAAGTGTTACATAAGATATGATAAAGCATATTCGGAAGCAAAAGAGTATGATTTATTATTTTTATTTAAAAAAATCAAAGTATGGGAACTTTTAAGCAACACAAAAATTAAACAATGGGAAAAAGAGGATTTAATAGAATATTTCACACATGGCATAAAGGTAAAACCTGAACATTATAGAGAATTTAAAGAAGTGATAAATGCAGAGAATTTAGATTATCTAGCACTAGGATTAGATGAAAATATAAGCAAATTCACCCTTCAAAGAAAAGTACAATTTTTAAATGAAATAACAACAAATATCTTTCATAGAGAAGACTTAAAATTGAATGTAAAAGATATTGAAATAGATATAAAAGTGAAAATGGATACAATATATAACAAAGAGGAAATAATAGACATTTGCAATTCACTTGCAAATATTCAAGATAGATTCATAATTTACGCAATGTTTAACTGTGTTAGGGGAAATGAATCATCAGACTTATTGCAAATCAAAGAACAAGATGTAGATTTAGAAAATAAAATAATAAAACTTAAATCGGGGAAAATTTTACAAATGGACGATTATATGGAAAGCATAGTTAGAGATTTATTAAATCCAAAAATAAACTCACACTATTTTTTCCTTGATAGCAAATACAATAGAGCCGCTAAATTTGCAGAAAGTGAATATTTAATAAAAACCTATGAGTCTGAAAGATATGATAATTCAAAAAAGCCATTAACGTATGAAGGATTTTTAGCAAAATTACAAAAATTATCAAGTGCGATAGGGAAAAAAATATCAGTAAAAGATATTTACCGTTCGGGTGTATTGCATAAAATGAATGAGTTTTCTGATTACTGGACTGTAAATTTAATAGAATCATTCATTAAAAAAAATGACTTCGTAGGAACACCTAGAGATTTAAAAGAGAAATTCAATTATAAATATCATAATGAAAAATTAGATATACAAAAATAAGCTAGAAATCCATAATCTAGCTTATTTTCATATCCTAATATTCAAATTTTGCTCAACTCTAATTGCTTTTCCAATTAAGGAAATTTCACCTGCCTGAATTTCTACTGATGAAAAAAACATTGGTCTATATTTCTTATTTTCAGCATCTAAAATCAAACCATCTTTTTCAACAAAGACCCTTCTTAATGTTATTTCATTATAATTTACTTTAACTGCCATTATATCACCATCATATTCTAAGTAATCTTGTTTTTTAATTAATACACGACTACCCTCAGAAATCCCAGCACCAATCATACTATCTTCCTTGATGTTTAAATAAAAATATATCCCGTCCGTCACTAACTCCTCCTGCATTACATAAACATATTCACTAATATCTTCATCTGAAAAAATCGACATTCCAAATTTAATATCATTAACGATAGGAACTTTAATGAAATTTTTATTATCAATAGTATTAAGATTGTTGTGCAATAAATTATTTATAACAGTTTCAAAACCATTATACACTAGATTATCTATTGTTATACCGAATAAATTTGATAGTTGCTTTAAAACGTCATGGTTTGGTATACGTCTGCCTTGTTCCCAGTTGTAATATGTTGATTCACTCACATTTAACATATCGCTTATCTTTTTTACACTTAGCCCACGTTCAAGCCTAAGTTTCTTTAACTTATCACAAAATCTAGCCATATCACCGTTCATTACCCCTCGTATATAATTTTTCTATAAATATTCATCAATTTATAGAGTAAATTTATAGAAAATTACAGATTTTATTTATATTTTACAATTTTTGAAAGATTTTTAAATAAATTTAGTCAATTCTAATAAAAAATATTGATTTTACAAAAAATGACTAATATAATATAGCTATAACGACAAAAGAATGTTACACATTGCATTTTTTTGCAATATACGACACAACTCAAGGGGGAAAATATGGTAATAATGCCAAAAAATGAAGGTTGCGAATATCAAGGGGACATAATTTTCGCAAATAAAAAAAGAGTATCAAATATAATAGAGATTTTAAACAATCTTGATAAATTAAATATAGAATTTGACAATTTAAACTCTCAACTATCTAAAGGGGACGTAGATAAAGTATTACAAATTGTTGAAAATATATTTTTTCAACAAGTGGATATAGATTTAATTAAGGCTTTAATAAACCTATATTCAAATTCTACAAATAAAAACAATCTAATGCAAGAATTAAAAGAGTTATATATTGCTCATGCAACAAAAGGCATTGAAATTGCATGGTATTGTTTCATACTTAAAAACACAATTAATTAACATCCAAATATAAAAATTTAGGATGTTTTATATCCAGAAAATGAAACGTCAATTTACAAAAATAGATTGACACTTTAATTTACATATTCTATAATAAAAACATAGCATATTAGTAATTTCTCCTAATAATTATTTAAAAGTCAATGATTTATTTTTTTGTGCAATCAAAAAATGTCGATTATTAATCTATAATGATAGTATTTAAAATATACCTTAAATTGCTAATATGCTGTATTTATATAAAAACATTCAACTGACTAATCTTTAACATCATCAAAACTACAATTAATTTCAAAACATATAAAGGACTACTGAAAATGGGCAAAAAAAGTTTGAAAATGATACGTAATGACTTTTTAACGTCATCCAATTACACTTTAAATCAAGATGGAACTTTTTTCAATTATCTAGCATTAATGAAGTGTATAATAGGCGTTAAAACTTCAAAAGGTATCAAATATCCAACCATAGAGCAATCTTGTAGGGCATATAGGTTATTTGATACAAAAACATTCAAAATAAAGACATTCAAGTAGGCAAAAGGGGAAAAATATGGCTAAAAAGAATAAGAAGAAAGATAAAAATGCCACAAAAAATGAGCTGGTAAGAGTATATAAATACAATATAAAAAAAGGGCATGAATTATACGATTATTGTGATAGAACTTGTTTTGTCGCTAAGAATTTAAGAAACTTAGCAACTTATCATATAAGACAATGTTATATCCTGTGTGCGAAAGAGGAAGATGAATTAACAGACGAAAATAAAGAATACTTAAAAGAAATGAATAGGGTAATAGATGCCTATAATCTAAAAAGAGGTAATAATTTTATTAAGACAAATCAAAATAAGATAGTCGAAAAGGAAAAGGAACTTGAAAAATTAATACTACAAAATGCAAGCATAGAAGAAATTGAGGAAAAGAAAAAAGATTTAGAAACAACTAAAACATCAGAATATAAACCACATCCACATTTAAGTAAACAATTTAATATAATGGATGGCATTTGTTTAAGGTTTTACTTTTCAGATTATTTAGATAGCGAAGATAATCCATATAAACAAATAAATCCTAGTATTGCTGGAGATATAATTTTAGCAGCACGTAAAGAATGGAAGAATTTTTTCACAACAAAAAAGGATTATAGATTAAACAAATCAAAATATTCTGGTATGCCAAAAATGCCAGGATATACTCCGAAAGAAGGTAGAAGTCAATATGCAATAAGCTATAAGTGTAGCAGAATTAGAGACGGTTATCTCCTATTAACTAGAACAGAACATAAATTGAAGGTAGGAAGAGATACTGCTACAAACTTTACTTTTAAAGGAGTAAGAATTGTGCCAAAAGGCGACACATATAATATGGAAATAATGTATGGGGCAAAAGTATTACATAATGAACAATTAAATAAAGATGCCTATATAGGTATTGACTTAGGTTTATCAAACCTTGCGACAATTACAAATAATATTGGATTAAAACCAATCATTATAAATGGTAGACCTCTAAAATCTATAAATCAATACTATAATAAAAAGAAGGCAACTATGCAATCACAACTTCCTTTTATAAATGTATCTAAATACAACAAAGAAAGTAAAAAATACGAAATTCAAAAGTGTCAACGTTCATCTTCTAAGAGCATAGAGACACTAACAAGAAAACGTAATAACAAAATAGAAAACTATATGCACAAAGCATCTGCATATATCATTAATTACTGTATTGAAAACAAAATCGGTAACATTGTAATTGGTAAAAATGATAACTGGAAAAAGGGAATTAACATAGGCAAAGTAAACAATCAAAACTTTGTATCAGTACCTTTTAATAAGTTAATTGAAATGATTACTTATAAATCAGAAAATCATGGCATAAAAGTACATATAGTAGATGAGGCATATACTTCAAAAGCAAGTTTCCTAGATTTAGACGAAATACCGAATTTACAAGATGGAGAAATACCAACATTTTCAGGACAAAGAACAAATAGAGGTCTGTATAAAACGAAGAATACTATTATAAATGCAGACGTAAACGGTAGTTATAATATTTTAAGAAAATTTGATGAAAATATGTTTACCAAAAAAGATTTAAAACGCACATTAACAATACCGACTATAATAAATTTAGATGGTTATATAAATAAAAAGAAACTCGTGCAAACTTAGCGAGTAGAGAGAGAGTTTTACTTCCATTCATAGATTTTACAATATGCAAAATCTTGATAAAACCTAGTTAAAATAAATGAGTATTAGATTTTTGGGTTTAGTACCTATGTTATTTTAGATGGGTATAAAACATACCCGATAATACCTTGCCATTGTCAATGGGGAGTTGGTGGCTATGTTATTTTAAATGGGTATAAAACTGGAAACTATTTGTGGAATACTCAATAATAGTTTAGTACCTATGTTATTTTAGATAGAAATTTAATATAAAAAAGTTAGTTCCATAAAATTAAAATATATGCGTTTAGTTAAATTCAACTTTAAAGCCACCCTTAGTCGTGTTTGGGTGGTTTAAAAAAGAAACTCGTAAAAACTTAGCGAGTAGAGGGGTTAGTTTTCACTCCATTTGCAGATTTATAATTTTATAAATTTCAAATCTCAATAAAAAAGTTAAACAACATAAACTAAAATGAGGACGGAACGGGCATCCGTCGCCTATTATCAGGAGATGTAGGATTGTCACCCTACCATTTTAGGATTACTTAAAATGTTTTACATATAAATTTGACGTTTTAGAATAATGTTATTTAACATATATGCAAAACTGGAAACTGTTGGAATAATTCCAATAAGTCGTTTTAGAATAATGTTATTTAACATACATATAAAGCCAATATCAAATACTTTAAAATACTTATTTTATTACAAGGAGCAAATTATATGAAAGATATATCTAATTTATTATCAGAAATTCCATCACATATATTAATAGAAGAATTAGAAAAAAGAAAGAGTGAACAAATTCCAGATATAATAAAACAAATGAATGATTTAATCTCACAAATGGATGATTTAAACATTGATATTATATATGCCGAACAATCTGATGTAAAATTACAAAAAGTTGATTATATAAAAAATGATAATAAATACGAAGTTTATTTTTATGATGAATTTATATAAAATCAAAACAAATAATATCACAAAAGGGAGTGATTTTTATTAAACTATTTAAAAACAAAAATATCAGCCAATTATTTTCTAAATACACATCAAATTTCAACAACAAAGAATCAATAATCAAAAAACTTGGAATAAGTATACCTGTTGAATCAGCAGCAGATTTAGATTCAGTACAACTTAACATCATATATAATGAAAATTCAAAATATGAAAATAAAAAAATCACTTATAAATTCTTCATAGGTGAAAATGGAGAACCTGAATTTAAACGTATTGATGAATAATACCAAAAACAAGTAAAATATACGATATATAAAATATATATAAATATTATATAAATCTTATATATATTTTGCATATAAAAATCAATAAAAAGACAAAAATCACGATTTTTTCAAAAACAATATATAAATATTATATAAATATTATATAAATCTTATATATTGAAAAAAATAACGAGAAAGGAAGAAAATTTAAGAAAAATGAAATATATAATCAAAAGAGATAATACAAAAGAAATATTTAATCGAGAAAAAGTATTTAATGCCGTTTATAAATCAACAATAAACAGCAAATTTGGAATTGATGAAGATTTAGCACATACTATCTCATTAAAAATTGAAGAATTAGTTAATGAAAGTGAGCAAGAAATTTCAGTTGAGGAAATTCAAGATAAAGTTGAAGATTTTCTAATGGCATCAGATAGAAAAGACGTTGCAAAGAAATACATCTTATATAGAGAGAAAAGAGCAGACGTAAGAAATTCAAAATGGAAGATGGATGAACTTCAAAAAACTATCTGGACTAATAAATATCAACATAATAATGAAACATTTGATGAATGGATAGACAGAATTTCAAACGGACAAAGAAAAATAGCAAAATTAATTAGGGAAAAGAAATTCTTATTTGGCGGAAGAATATTAGCAAGTAGAGGTATCTTACCACAGGAATTAAAAATCACTTATTCAAATTGCTACGTTTTATCTCCACCAGAAGACAATTTAGAAAGTATATTTGATACAGCTAAAAAATTAGCAAGAACTTTCAGCTACGGTGGTGGAGTAGGATTTGACATATCAAAATTAAGACCAAGAGGGTCAGCAGTTCATAATTCAGCAAAAACTACTACGGGTGCAATTTCATTTATGGACTTATATTCAATGACAACAGAATTAATTGGGCAAAAGGGTAGACGTGGAGCATTAATGCTTTCAATGGATGTAAACCATCCCGATATTGAAGAATTTATCAATGTAAAAACTGATTTAGAAAAAGTTACAAAAGCAAATATTTCAGTTAGAATAAATGATGAATTTATGAATGCTGTTGAAAATAAAGAGAAATATAAATGCAAATTTATAGTTGAATCAAGTGGTGAAGTAATAATAAAAGAAGTTGATGCACACAAATTATTTATGAAATTAATAACAAATAACTGGGACTATGCAGAACCAGGAATATTATTCTGGAACAACATAGAAAATCACCATCTTTTAAGCGAAGATAAAAATTTCAAATATGCAGGTGTAAATCCATGTGCAGAAGAACCACTTCCAGCTGGTGGAAGTTGCCTTCTTGGCTCTATAAATTTATCTGAATTTATAATTGAACCATTTACAAATTCAGCAACTTTTGATTTTGCAAAATTCAAATCAACTGTTAGTGAATGTATAATAGCATTAAATCAAGTATTAGAAGAAGGACTTAACCTTCACCCGCTACAAGAACAAATTGAAAGTGTATCACAATATCGTCAAATTGGACTTGGAATAATGGGTATTGCAGATATGCTTATAAAACTTAAAATAAGATATGGTAGTGAAGAATCAATAAAACTTTGCGAAGAAATATCAAGAGTTATGTTAAATGAATCAGTAAAACAATCTGCATTACTTGCAAAAGAATTTGGAACTTATGAAAAATATAATAAAGAGGCAATATTTAATTCAAAATTCTTCATAGAAAATATAGATGAAGATGTAAAAGAATTAGTAAACCAATACGGACTTAGAAATTCACAACTTTTAACTATTGCTCCAACAGGTTCTATATCAACTATGCTTGGAATAAGTGGTGGAATTGAACCTATATTTAATATTTCATACATAAGAAAAACAACAAGTCTACATGATGAAGATGTTTGCTATAAAGTTTACACTCCAATAGTAAAAGAATATATGCAAATTAATAACATAGATAATGAAGATGATTTAACTGATAAAGATTTAGATATACTAACAACTGCTATGAACTTAAAAGCAATAGATAGGATAAAAATGCAAAGTACATGGCAAAAAAATATAGACGCATCTATATCATCTACTATAAACCTACCTTTTGATGCAACAGTAGAAGATGTATACGATATATATATGTCTGCATGGAAAAACAACTTAAAGGGTGTAACAATATTTAGAGATGGTTGTAAAAGAAGTGGAATATTAATAAATGAAAAACCAAAAGAAACTATAAAAGAAGAAGTAATAACTAAAGAAGAAACAATAAATAATGAAATAAGTCAAGAATTACAAGACCATGAATACCCAGTAGGGCGAATGGAGTTACAATCTCAATCAGAAATAGAAACAAACGAGAAATTCATCTGTCCTGAATGCGGAAATGAGGCAATCGTTCCAACGGGTGGGTGTGGTTTCTGTTTCCAATGTGGTTACAGTAAATGCCACTAATAAATTTCACAAAAGAATAAAGGGGTGTTGATTATGAGTTTAAATTCATTAATATTAATCTTAGTAATAGTCTTTATTGCTTGGATAATTGCAACTGGTTATGTTAAAGCACCAGCTGATAAAGCATTTATAATTTCTGGTCTTAGAAAAGAACCAAGATACATAATAGGTAGAGCAACTGTAAAAATACCATTTTTCGAGAGAAAAGATGAAGTAATCCTACAATTAATTCAAATTGATGTTAGAACTGCTAGTACAGTACCAACTGCTGACTACATAAACGTTAGAGTAGATTCAAATGTAAATGTAAAAGTAGGAACTACACCAGAATTACTTAAATTATCTGCACAAAACTTCTTAGGTAAAGACACAGAATACATAGCAAGTATTGCAAGAGAAGTATTAGAAGGTAATGTAAGAGAAATAGTAGGTAAATTAAAACTAGAAGAAATGGTAAATGACAGACAAAAATTTGCCGAATTAGTAAGAGAAAATGCTGAACCAGACTTAAAAGCTATGGGATTAGAAATAATAAGTTTTAATGTTCAAAACTTCATGGATGAAAATGGAGTAATAGAAAACTTAGGTATAGATAATATAGTAACTATCAAAAAACAAGCAGAAATTGCAAAAGCAAATTCTGAAAAAGAGATAGCAAAAGCAACAGCACAAGCAGAAAAAGAGGCAAATGAGGCTATCATACAAGCACAACAAGAAATAGCAATAAGAAATAATGAACTTGAAATTAAAAAAGCCGAACTTAAAATAGCAGAGGACGAGGCAAAAGCAAAAGCAGATGCCGTATATGCTATTCAAGAAGAAGAACAACGTAAGACGTTAGAGATAAAAAGAGCAGAGGCAAATTTAGTAAGAGAAGAAAAGCAAATTGAATTAAAAGATAAAGAATCACAAGTAAAAGAAAAAGAATTAGATGCTAACATTAAGAAATTAGCACAAGCCGATAAATTCAAAAGACAACAAGAGGCAGATGCCTTAGCTTATGAAAAGCAAAAAGAGGCAGATGTTGAACAATATAAAAAGAAAAAAGAATACGAAATCTTAAAAGAAAAGGCAGAGGCAGAATTAATTGCCGAACAAAAGAAAGCAGAAGGTATTGCAGCAGTAGGTAAAGCCCAAGCCGATGCAATAAGAGATAAGTTATTAGCAGAGGCAGAAGGTTTAGACAAAAAAGCCGAGGCAATGGCTAAAATGAATCAAGTTGCCGTTATCGAAATGGTAATAGATAAACTTCCAGAAATAGCAAAGAACGTTGCAGAGCCATTAAGTAAGGTAGATAAAATCACTATGTATGGCGAAGGCAATAGTGCTAAATTAGTCGGAGATATAATGCAAAGTACAGATAAAATAATCGAAGGCATTGGTGGTTCAACTGGCTTAGATATAAAATCAATTATTTCTGGTGCATTAGGTGGAGTAATAGCAAAAGGAAATCAATCTATATCAAATGCAGATAACCAAACTAAATTTAAGTTAGATGAAGAAGAATTAGCCAATTTAATACAAATAGCAGAAATTGATGTTGAGTAATAAAATAAACAAGAAAGGGTGAAATATTATGAAATTTGAAATAGTAGGAAAATTAGAAAAACCTAAATCAGATAAGATAAAATTCTATGAAGAAACAACTTCTGAAAATGGATGGATGACTAGAACGCTAAAATTTAATATAAAATCAGGAAACAATACATTCTTAATGGACATCAGAGACGGAAGAACTATGAATGAAGACAATGCAATAATTTTTTCAATGATAAAAAAAGATGATAAATATGAAAATGTTCAATTTTTACATAGAGATAAAGAACAATACATACCACAATTAGCTGAATTTAAAAAATCAGTAATTAAATTTAGTAATGATGCAAAACTAGAATTTGCAACTCAGTATGATTTTGCACTTGCAATAAAAGACTTAATTGAAAATCCAGATTTCAAAGACGCTATGTTTAAAGTAGTCGGAGATGTAGAATATACAATATATCAAGACAAAACATATAAAAAAATGATACCAAAGAGAATATATGTAACTAATGATACTACGCCATCTGCAACTGGTCTAGTTGACCTTTTAATAAGTGAAAATTCTTTTGACGATATAAATTTCAAAGAAAATAAAACTGTTCTTATAAATGGTTTTGTTGCACAATACGATAAAAAAGCAAAAAAAGAATTAGCATACGAACAACAAATAGAGTATAACTTTGAAAAAATTCATGGAAAAGAAAATGCCAATAAGGCTTACAACTTATTAAAAAGTATGTTCAATATATCATCAGATGAATTATATAAATTAGGATTTAAAGTTGAATTTATCAATGGAACAGAAAAAGTTCCTTTCACACTTGATATGGCAACAGATGATGAAAAGACAATGGTTGAATTAGGATTCATAACTCTTGAAGATTTACAAAAGCAATATGGATTCGGAAAAGGTAGTTTCATATCAAAAGTAACAGCAACAGGTCTTTCACAAGGTTACGGAAACGGTAAAAAAGAAACTGGCAAAACATTACTTGATTATCAAGAAAATGCAATGTCAGAAGATGAAATAGATAATTGGATAGATGATTTACCATTTTAAATAATTAATTATTAAATAATCTATATCCAATAATATAAATAATATATCCTTAATAATTTACCCAAAAATCCCTACAAATGTAGGGATTTCAAAGGTTATTATAAATTTTAAAAAATAAAAGGGGGATTTTTTATGAGCTTACTTTCAAATGCAAAAATCAATAAAATATCATTAGATTTATCAAAGTATATGTACTACATACAAGGACAACAAAAATGTGGTAAAACAACATTCGCAAGAGATTTCATAATGGAAAAATACCAAGACCCAACAAAAGGGCTACTTTTAGCAATCGGAAAAGAAAAAGGGTATACTGCACTTGACAATATTCAAGCCTTAGACATAGAGTCATGGAAAGAATTTAATGAAATAGTAAAAGAACTAATTCAAACCAAAGGAGAAAATGGTATAGAATTTGTATTCATAGACACTTATGATGAATTAATTCCTCTAGCTGAAAAAGAAGTATGCAGACTATCGCAAATTGCAACAGGAAAACCTTGCAAAACATTAAATGCAGCCTTTTCAGGATATGGAGCAGGTAGAATAGAACTTAGAAAATTAATAACTGAAAAAATATCACTACTAAATCAATATTATGGACTAATAATACTAGGACACACTAAATTAAAAACTATAAAAGAACAAGGAATGTCCGAAGACCAAGAATATCAAGTAGTATCATCAAACTTAAACGCAGATTATCACAACATAATAGCACATAAAGCAGATGTTGTCGCAACTGTTGTAGTAGAAAAAAGTGTAAATAAAAAAAGAGTTTCCAACATAGAAACTAACTTATATCTAAGAGGAACACACTTCATAGAGGCAGGTTCGAGATTTTCAAACATAGCAGAAAAAATAGAATTTAATGCACATAACTTCATTCAAGCAATAGAAGATGCTATAAAGAACACATCACAACATAAAATGTCAGACGAAGAATTTAAAATAAAATCACAACAAGAACAACAAGAAAATGAAAAGACTATTATATCTCAAAAGGAAAAAGATATAAGTGAGTTTAATTCTGAATATCAAGAAATGGATAAAGAAGAATTATTAGATGAAATACAATTATTAATGAAAGATATATCACAAGAAAAAAAGAAAGAAGTTATAAATTTTGTTAAAGAAAATGGCGGCAAAACTAAAGATTTATCAATAGATAAATTAGAATATTTACTATCAATAATAAAAAAATAACACAATTAATTACATAATTAATTACATAATGTCCCTCAATTTCGAGGGATATTTAATTTTTGTAAAATAATTGACACTTCAATTTACATATTATACAATTATAATATATAAAAAGTGAGGAAAATATGAAAAAAACAAAGAAATGCTATGAATGCAAAAAAGATACTCCGATACAACAACTTATAATTGTTGAAGATATATCGAAACATGGAAATTTAATAACAAAATCATATTGCAGTATTGAATGTAGGGATAAAAAAGACAATCAAAAGAAGTTAATAACAAAAATAAAAAACTTAATAGAAACTATTATTGAAATTGATAACATTGAACATAATCACAATTTCAAAAAAATTTTTTCAAAATTTATAAAATCAAATGACAATGAAACCATATACTACATTTTACTAAGCAATAAAGATTACATAGAAAAATATTTAAAAAGTAAAAAATTCTATAATGATAATGCAAAAATTAATTATTTCTTTGCTATTTTACAAACGAAATTACAAAATCATAAAACACAATCACAAAATACCATAATTTCAAAATCAGAACCTAAAATCGACACAACAACCTCGCAATCACTATACCAACATGATTATATAGTCAAAGAACAATTTGTAACACATAAAAGAAGTATCTTTGACATTGAATAAAATATTAAACTAAAAATATTAAATTACAATGTCTAATTAATAAAGTTTTATAAAGGCAGGTGAAAAAATGAATGGATTCACACCTACTGCAAAAAAATACGACCCAAAATTGCTTGAAGGTCGCATAACGGCAGAGGCGGCAGTTATAGGTTTAATTATAAATGATATAGATATATTAACAGATTATAACCTCACAAGTAATTTTTTTATATCCGAAGATGGGAATTTTATATTTAAAATACTAAAAAGCCTACATGACAAAGGTATCACAGAAGTATCAGACTTCGATATATCAATGCTCGGCACAGAAATATATAAAAAATTTCTTGAACGTGGTGGCATGAATTTAATAAACTCCATGAAAGAAGAAATAGAATTAGCAAATTATTCAGCCTATATTGATGAATTATATAAACATAAAGCAATAATAGATTTAGCAGATAAAGGATTTAACTTATTTCAACCTATGGAATTTAACGGGAAAAAAGTAATTCCCATAGAATTTTTCAAAAAGTGTAAATCAGAAGAGGTAAAAGAATTTTACGATTATCATATTAATGAAATAGACGTATTTAGCCTAGAAACAGGAAAAGAAGAAATAGAAATTGATATAGATGATGATTTTTTACTATCTTGTGAAAATGGTGATGAAATCGGTTTAATGTTTGATACTGCTGGAAAAGACATCGACAATGAGATTATTTATGTACTTCCTTCAATCTCAAAACAAATAGGTGGATACTTAAAAGGTACATTAAACTGTATAGCAGGTTACTCAAACATAGGAAAATCAACCTTCACAAATGGTATCATGTTTAGTTTAGTATCAAAAGGATGTAATGTACTATTTATCAGTAATGAACAAAAATCAAAAGTATTTAAAACGTCATACTTATTATGGATTTTAACAAATAAATTACGTTACTTTAACATCACAAGACAAAAATTACGTTCAGGAAATTTATCAAATGAAGATAAAGAAATGTTGAAAAAAGCACAAAAAATATGGCGTGATGAATATAAAGGACACCTACACTTCGTTGGACTTAATGAGGCAAACATTAAAGAAGTAGTAAAAAAAATCAGGGAATACAAAGTTAGGAAAAATGTTGATGTAGTAATTTACGATACATTTAAAACAGACTTTGAAAACAATAATGATGCCGACTGGAAATCATTAATTAAAGACAGTAGGGAACTTTTTAAAACAATAAAAAAATATGACATTATAGGAATATGCACTATGCAACTTGCCCCATCCACAAAAGGTAAACTATTTTTAAATGAATCCGTTTTAGCAAATGGAAAACAAGTAAAAGAAATCTTTGAAACACTCTTATTAATAAGAGGTGTCTATAATAGTGAAGAATTAGACAGGGAAAGTAGATATTACATGAAACCATTTAGGAGAACCTTAATTGCAGGGCAATGGATACCAAGTGAAATGGTAATCGAAAAAGATAAAGTATATAGGGTGTTGTTTGTGGATAAAGCCAGAGAGGGTGAAACCTCTGAAAGTACAGGCGAGGCATATCTTTTAAGTTTTGATGGTAGCAAAGGGTTATTCAAAGAAGTTAGTCAATGTAAACCGAAACATGGATTTATCCAATAAATATTTATTCAATAAAAATTTATTGGATAAAAAATATAATAAACTTAAAAATAAAAGGAAATAAAACTTTAATAATTATGAAAACAATAAAAAGTATTTTATTAGAAGACCATAATCTTGAAAAGGTATTAGAATATTATTCTTATGAAAATATAAATAGAAACACTAAAGAGATAAGATGTGCAAGGGAAACTGATTCAAACCCAACTTCCGTAAGGATAAAACTAAATGAAAATCTAACTTCACAAGACTTTGCAAAAAATATATATGGAGATATTTTCACGCTAATAATGGAGCATAAAAATATTGAATTTAAAAATTTAATAAATGAAATAAAATCATTATTAAATATAAATACTCAATTTAAGAAAAAACAAATATTTTCATTCCAAGAAATATTCAATAAACTAAGAGGTAATTCAAATGACATTATTTTACCAACAACATATCCAGAAACTATCTTAGAAAACTATGAAAATACTTGGAATACAAGATTTTTTAATGATAATATTTCAATAAAAATTCAAAAAAAATTTAATATAGGCTATGATTCAGACTCAAATAGAATCACAATTCCCTGGCGAAACCAACATGGTGAACTAATAGGGATAATAGGAAGAGATAACACAGGTACTAAGCAAAATAAATACTTAGCACTAATTCCTTTTCCAAAATCATCATCACTCTATGGTTTTAGTGAAAATTATAAACATTTATTAAATGCCGATACTATCTATTTATTTGAGAGTGAAAAAAGTGTGTTACAATCTGCAACATATAATTACTACAATTCACTTGCACTTGGTGGCAATGGTTTATCAACTTATCAAATAAGAGAAATTTTAAGTCTAAATCCTAAAAAAATCATTCTAGCCTTTGATGAAGGTATAGATAAAGAAATTATAAAGCAAAGAATGCGATTATTAAAGAGCAATATAATTTTAAAAGAATGTAAAGTAGGATTAATATACGATAAAGACAATAAATACATGAAACTAAACTCAAAATCAAGCCCAACCGATATGGGAAAAGATATTTTTGAGAAAATAATAAATGAATGTATTTATATTAGTTAATTTACAAATGAAAAATTAAAAAAAATTAAAATGGGGAGAATATAGGAATTTATGAGTGAAAAAATATATAGTTTCTCAAGACTTGAAACATTCAATACTTGCAAAAGACAATTTTACTACTCATATATTGAAAAACTTGAACGAAAACAAAATATATACGGATTTATAGGAACAAGAGTGCATGAAATATTAGAGAATTTACAACAAAAAAACATTACAACAACACAAGCCCTAGAAATCTTCGAGTCCTCATTGATAGATGCAGAACTAAACGGATATACTTGGCTAAATGAAAATGTTCAAAGTAAATATGTAAATTCAATAAAACATTATATATTAAACTACACACCTATAAGGTGTGATGATTTTAAAATCGAAGAAGAGTTTCACATAGAACTAAATAATCATAAAATCACAGGCTTTATAGATTTATACACAATAACAAATAACACAATAAACATATATGACTATAAAACTTCATCAAACTTTAGTAAAGATTTGCCTAAAAAAATGCGACAATTAGTATTATATGGCATAGCCTTAAATCAAAAATATCCATCTTTTAAAATAGATACTTTGAATTTTGATATGCTTAAATACTACAAACAACCATCAAAACGTTCTAAACAAGGATACACTTTAAAAGAAAGAAGTTCAATAGAATTATTTGACTTTGAAACGAAAGAAAACGCATATTTATCAGCAAATTTTGAACAAGAAATAGTAGATGAAACAATAAGCTACATAACTACAACAATAAACAATATAGAATCATTAGATGAAAACATACAAAATTATGAGAAATCATTAAATCCTGAACAAGATTTCTTCTGTAAGACACTATGTTCATTTAAAGATATTTGTTTAAATACCAATTAAAATTTATTTTAAAATAATGTATTTTTAAATCCATTATTTTAAATATGTTACTTAAAAATAAGTTGCTTAAAATAAATTATTTAAAAAATAATTAGAAAGAGAAAATGTATGAGATACAATAATTTTCACAAACATGACCATAAAGGAAATGCAAAACAATCTGATTCTATTGCAAAAGAAATAGACTACATAAATAGAGCAAAAGAATTAGGACATACAACATATTTTACCTGCAATCATGGTTATCAAGGTGACATTTTCACCTCACATTCACTATGCGAAGAACATGGATTAAAATTAATCATAAATGCAGAAGTATATTATGTAAAAGATAGATTTCAAAAAGATAGAACAAACTATCATTTAACAATAACAGCAAAAAATGATAGTGGCGTAAGGGAATTAAATAATATTCTTTCAGAATCAAATATATCAGGTATATATTACAAAAATAGAATTGATGATGAATTATTATTCAGCCTAAACCCACAAAATGTAATAATTACTACTGCATGTGTATCTGGTAGATTAAGAGATGAAGAAGGATTAGACGATTGGTTAATTAAAATGAAGGCATATTTTAATAACAACTTCTTCCTAGAAGTTCAATCTCATAATCATCCATTACAAATTACGCATAACAAAAAAGTATTAGAAAAATCAAAGTTACATAATATAAAAATTATTCATGCTAACGATTCACACTATATATATCCCGAAGATAGTAAATATAGGGACTTATATTTAAAATCAAAAGGTATTAAATATGACGAAGAACAAGGATTTACCCTAGACTATCCAGACACCGACACAATAATAAAAAGATATAAAACACAAGGCGTATTATCAAATGATGAAATACTAGAATCCATAAATAACACATTAATTTTTGATACTTGCGAAGAACTAACAATAATAAATCAAGATATTAAATTGCCTTCTGTATCGAAAAATCCAAACAAAGAATTAAAAGAAATAATCAAAAAAGAATGGGCAAAAGAAAAAAAATTAATACCACTTGATAAACATGAACACTATAAAAAAGAAATATGTTATGAAATGGATATAATAGAAAAAACATTCATGGAAGATTATTTCATCTTAGATTATAAGATAGTCCAAAGGGCTAAAAATGTATATAACGGATTATTAACAAAAACTGGTAGAGGAAGCGCTGTAAGTTTCTACATAAATAAATTACTAGGCTTTACCGAAATAGATAGAATTAATTCACCCGTACCCTTATACCCAACTAGATTTATGTCTATCGAGAGAATTAACTCAACAAAATCACTACCAGATATAGACTTAAATACAGAAAACGCCTCTGCATTTATTCAAGCAACAAAGGATATATTAGGTGAGGAAAATTGTGCATGGATGATGTCTTATACAACATTCAAAGATTCAGGAGCATTTAGACTTTTATGTAAAGCAAAAGGTCTGCAATTTGATGAATATAACCACATAGCAAAAGACTTAGACAAATATAGACAAGATACGAAATGGAAGGATTTAATTGAAGAATCAAAAGTATATATAGGAGTAGTAGAGAGTGTATCTCCATCACCTTGTAGTATGCTTTTATACGACAAAAAAATAAGATTTGAAGTTGGTTTATTAAAAATAGGAGATATGATATGTTGTAACTTAGATGGTTATAATTGTGATAAATACAAATATCTAAAAAATGACCTTCTAACAGTAACAGTTTGGCAATTAATACGTCAAACTTGCGAATTAGCAAAAATCAATATTCCAACAATTAATGAATTAGAATGCTTATTAGATGAAAAGACTTTTGATATATATAAAAATAAATTAACCTGCACCATTAACCAAGTAGATAGTGACTTTGCAACCAATTTAGTTTCAAGATACACAATCAACAATGTAGCCGAAATGAGTGCATTCGTTGCCGCCATAAGACCAGGTTTTGCATCACTTTTAAATAATTTCATTGAACGTAAGCCATATTCAACTGGAGTTGCTAAATTAGACGATATATTAAAAGATAGTTATCATTATTTAATGTATCAAGAATCAATAATGAAATATTTAATTTGGCTTGGTATAGAAGAATCGGAAAGTTACGATATAATTAAAAAAATTTCAAAGAAGAAATTTAAGGAAAAAGAGTTAAAAAAATTAAAATCAAAACTTCAATTAGGCTGGGAAAAACAAGTTGGAAAAATAGACGGATTTGAGGATACTTGGATAGTGGTTGAAGATGCTGCATCTTATTCATTTAATGCAAGTCATAGTTTAAGTTACGCATACGACAGTCTATACGTTGCTTACTTAAAAGCACATTATCCTTATGAATATTTTTCAGTAGCATTCAATCTATATAATGACGATATTGCAAGAACAAAACGTCTAACAGACGAACTTCAATATTTCAATATAAGTTTGAAAAACCCAAAATTCCGTTACTCAAAGGACACTTATTTCTTTGACAAAAACAAAAGAGCAATTTTTAAGGGAATTGAATCAATAAAGTTTTTAAATAGTGAAGTTGCAAAATATCTATATTCTTTAAAAGATAAACAATACGATTCTTTCACAGATTTATTAATTGATTTACAAGGTAAAATCACCAGTAGGCAATTAACTATTTTAATAGAACTTGACTATTTTTTAGAATTTGGTGAGTCGCAAAAATTATTAAACACAGTTGAATTATTTAATAATATTTACACTAAAAAACACTTCAAAAAAGACGGTTTAATTTGTAGTGTCGACATCCTGAAAAAATATGCAAAATCGGAAACTGAAAAAACATTTAAAGAAGTAGATACTCGCAATCTCTTAAAAGAATTAGAATCTTCATTAGAAAATATATCAATACCAATAACAAATAGAATAAAGTCATGGATAGAATATACAGGTACTTGCAATTTATCAGATACCAATTATTCAAAAAATATTGCAATAGTAATAGATATAAATACAAAATATTCACCAAAACTACAATTATACAATATAAATACTGCAAAAATTGCAGAAGTAAAAATTAAAAATGAACTTTTAACACATTCAAACTTAAAACTGTTTGACACTATACAAATATTAAAAATAAATTCTAAGAATAAAAAAAGACTTATAGATAACACTTGGCAAGAAATAGATGAAAAAGAATATTGGCTAGATAACTATATAATAATAGAAGAATAAATAAGGAGAATAATTATGGGAATAAAAAATACATTAGGCGATTTAAACAATCATTTATTCGCACAATTAGAACGATTAAGTGATGAAGATATAAAGGGAGAACAACTTGAAGAAGAAATGGATAGGGCAAGAGCAGTAACAAGCATTGCACAACAAATAATCTCTAACGGTCAATTAATTTTAAAATCGAAAGAATTGCAAATAGAATATTGTAAAGATGAAAAAACAATGCCTGCAATACTTCAAGGATAAAAAATGGAAAATAAAAATACTATTCATATATGGAGCAAAGAACAGAGAGTATATTTAGCAGAAATAACTCCAGGTAGACACTATAAAGAAATCTTAGAACTTATGAATGATAAATTTGAGTATCAATTTACATTGCAACAAATAAAAAATGCGATACAAAGATATAAGTTAAAAACTGGTTTTGATGGACGTTTTCAAAAGGGAATAATCCCTTGGAATAAAGGAACTAAAGGGCTTACAAGTGCAAAAATCAATTCATTCAAAAAAGGAAACATTCCATTTAATCAAAGAGAAGTCGGAAGTGAACGTATTAATGTAGAAGGCTATACAGAAGTAAAAATTGCAAATCCGAATAAATGGGAACTAAAACACAGACTTATATGGAAAGAACATAATGGGGAAATTCCAAAGGGACACACCGTTATATTTGCAGATGGCGACAGAAGTAATTTAGACATAAATAATCTATTACTAATATCAAGGTATCAATTACTTATATTAAATCAAGAAGGCTTGATAAAAAATGATACAGAACTTACAAAAACTGGATTAAATGTAGCAAATATAATTATTAAAGTGAACAATATTAAAAAAAATAAAAGTAAAAAATAGGGGGATAATATGGAAATCATAATTAACTCAACAACACTTAATTCATTTATCAAAAAAGCAAAAGTAATAAAAAAGGACAAAGAAAATAAAGGCTTAGATAGTATTTTAATCGAGGCGACTAATAATGAAGTAACTTTAACTAAAGCAAATTCAAAAAGTCAAATAACTACTACAAGACATGAACGAGTTATCACACCTGGTAAAGTAGTAATTCCAATGAACTGTCTTAAATCATTAAAAGACGGTGAAGAAATAACTATAACTGATAAAACAATTAAAACTCAAAACTCAACAATAACACTACATCAACCAGAACAGAACGAATATAAAAAACTAGCAATAGATAGTGATTTTACATATAATGTATTTGAATTATCAGATAAAGAATTAAAACATCTTCTTCAAGTAAAATATGCAGTATCTAAAGATATAACAAAACCAATACTTTGCGGTATAAGAATAGAAAATAATAGATTTTTAGCCATAGATGGATATAGATTTTCAGAGAGAATAGGCAATTTTAAAACTGAAAAAAATATAACAATTTCAAATATAGCACTTTTACAATCACTAAAGGGAAATATAAAGGCAACTTGCAATGATGAAATAATCAAGTATCAAGTAGATAATTATACTTACTACGATAAATTAATAGAAGGCGACTTCGTTAATGTAGATAAATTAAAACCAAAAGAATACAATACAATGATTCAAATAGAAGATAAATCAGATAAAAAAGAACTTTTATCGGCTATAAAATACATAAGTGAATTTTATAATACCAATTACTTCTTAGTAGTATGTGATATAAAAGACAATGCTATAAATATGATAGCCAAAAAAGAAATGCCCAATAAAGAAATATTAACTTATAATCATTCCATTAAATGCAAAACTTTCGGAGAACCTCTTTTAATCGGATTTAATGCAAAATATTTACATGAATCAATAAAAAATATGGATGATGATTTTACTTTAAAATTCACAACAAACGTAAACCCCGTTGTAATAGAATCAACGAATAAGTATGAGTTACTACTACCGATTAGAATGAAAAATATTTAAGGAGTAAATTATGAAAATATCTAATAATTTTACATTAGATTTCTATGTAAATAATCAGGATAATAAAGAATTAATTCAAGATATAAACTTAAATTTGATTGCAAAAGAAATTTTTCAAAATATCTATAAAGTGCAATATACATATAATACTCTACAAGGCGATTATTGTAAAAGCCATAAATATTTAATATCTTCTAATGAAGTAGAAGGCGAGATAGATTTTTTAATATATATTAACAAATATAATAACGAACACCCACATAACACTATGTTAAATATTAAAATTTTAGATGTTACTTGTATCGGAAAATTAAAACAAAAAATATAACAAAGGAAGAACAAATATTGAAACCAATTTTTGAAAAAGAGAAATATTTTTTAGAAAATAAATTACAAATAAATTTACCAGATAATTGTTGGAGAGATGGAAGTAAAATATATCTTAATCATTTTGATAAAAAACCATTCTTAACATTCAAGGTAGATTTATTAAGAAATAGTATAGATATAAAAAAATATGAAAATCCAACACATAAAAATTATACGTTGCAAGAGGAATATGAGTTAATTAAAGAAACTTTAAATAATAAAATAAATGAGAGCATAACAAGGACAAAAGAATGTATATTATCCCACTCATCACATAAATTGTTCGTATCAATTTCGGGGGGAAGGATTCGGATGTAATGTTAGATATTGTAAATAAGGCAATATTTGAATTACATAATGAAGGACATTCAGTTCAATACAATCTAATTGCATTTAATACATCAAATGAATCAGCACACACTTATTTACATTTAAAAGAAAATCATCACATGACAAAGGATAATATTATAAGTCCAGCATTAGGTTATTATCAATGGATAACACAAAAGAAGAATTATTTTACACCTTCAAGATTTGTGAGAAATTGTTGTAGTACATATAAAGAAGGTCAACTTACAAAAGTAATGAATAAAGATGAATATACAATAACATTTTTAGGTATGAGAGCAGCAGAAAGTCAAAAGCGTAGTTACTATGATTATGACTTAAACGAGACACAATTAAAACATAAAAAGACTTTAAATGTTCCAATAAATTGGTTAAGATTTTTACCCATCGTCAAATGGACAGATGCAGAAGTATGGTTATATATTTTAAGTAATAAATTGAAATATAATCCCATGTATAATATAGGATTTAACCGAGTGGGTTGTTTAATTTGCCCATATCAAAGTGATTATGTCGACTTATTAATAAAGGAATACTATCCAAAACAATACAAAAGATGGACTTTAATTCTCGAAAAAGGTTATGATTTATATAACGTTGAAAAAAGATTAAAATGGTCTAAAATAGAGTGGTGCGAAGGTGGCAGATGGAAAAATGCTACTTCAAAAGAATCAGAATTAATAACTAAAAAAGCAACATCAGATAGAATAAGAGCATTAGCAAATTTAAAAGGAATAGATGAACAACTAGCAATGAAATATTTTAACAAAAATTGTAATTGTGGTAAAAAATTAAATCCAACCGAAATTGCTATGTTTTTAAAATTAATGGGTAGATATGAAAATCAAATTGATAATAGGCAATATTTATGTAAAAAATGCTTATGTAAATATCTAAATATATCTACTAAGGAATATAAAAATATGTCTATTGATTTTATTGAACAAGGTTGTGAACTATTTTAAATATATTACCTTAAATTAAAAATAATGAGAGGACATTTCATGCAATTAATTAAAGAAATGCAAATAGAACATGAATTAGTAGAAAATCAATTAAACACTATATCAAGATTAATATTTTCTATTAATGACAATACAAACCTACTTGAGCATGAAGTTATGTATCTAGGACTATTGATTGAAAATTTAGGATTAAGTATTGAAGAGTTAAATGCGAATTATAATAATACAAATAATTCACAAATACAAAATAATTAAGGATAAAACTATGAAAAAGACAATAATATCAACATTGGCAATAAGTAGTATATTGACATTAAGTTTTAGCACATATAATCAATATAAAAAAGAAGAAAACTATAAGCAAATAAGACGGATAATGAAGTCAGAGTATAATCCTAAAACATTAATCACTTCTAAATTAGAAGAAATAAAAAAGAATGAACAATATAATCTAATGATTGAAGATAAAAAGAAAGAAATAGCAACATATTTAAGTAGTGATAAATATAAACTTAAATCAAAAATAATAAATTTAAGTGAAAAATTAAGTGTTAAAATAAATCAGATAATACCTATTGAAATTGAAATATCATTTTATTCATCTTTGCCTTGCGAAAATGGTATATATGGTCTAAAAACTGCATCTGGAATAAATCTTAATGAGCAAACAGTCGCAAATAATTTTTTTCCATTCTTCACACAAATATACATTGAAGGGTATGGTTTAAAAGAAGTACATGATACAGGTAGTCCGAAATATTTTGACACAAAATATAAATTTGATGTATATATCCCTAAAAATCAAAACGAAACAAACTCACAATATTACAAAAGAGTAAATAATATGGGAAGAAAAACTGTTCAAGCATATCTGATAATGAATTAAAATAAAACTATATATCTAAGTATGTAATTTTATAGCCATTAGTAAACAAAAAGATTGAAACTTCAACTTACATATTATATAATTAAGTCAGGAATATTTTTTTAACTATATATAAAGTTTATATATTATTTATATAAATTTTATATATAAAAATTGTTATCTTTTGATTTCCCCATTAGAAAACAAAAAACAATATATAAGAAATATATAAATATTATATATTTCTTATATATTGCAAAAATCAAAAGAAAATGAATTTGAATTAATAATTTTTATAAAATATAACTTATGGAGATTTAATTATGATTGAAATACCTATCGGTGAATTAATACTTGGATTAAATGAAGAAACTAATGAAATAAGTATGGAAACACAATTAATTAAAGAAATAGCAGATTTCATAGAAGATAAAGGTTTAAATGATGATTGGCTTAATTGCACTAAAGAATTAAGTCGCATAATAATTAAAAGTTCAATAAAACCTTTAATGCAACTTGGATTTTTTGAATCAGAATAAATATTTAATTTATTAATAGATTGGAGCAAGACATGAGAGAAATTAAATTTAGATTTTATGATAAAGAAACGAACAAACTTTACCAAAATGACGATATTGATACAATTACGATAATTAATAATTGTATATCGGGGTTAATTGATACAGGCACAACATACGAAGAACTTGAAGACAATGTAATAGCAATGCAATATACAGATAAAAAAGATAGAAATGAAGTAGATATATATGAAGGCGATATACTTCTCATAGGCTTTGATATTAATGGAAACGTAATATTAGGTGAAGTAAAATACGACAATGCACATTTTTATATAGATAGGTTAGGTAAACATAAAGGCACTCATGCTTTATCTGATGTAATGCCTGAAAGTATTGAAGTGATAGGCAATGTATATATCAATACTGAACTATTAGAATCGGAGATGAATTAAATGTTAGAAGATGTATTTTTATATATTTTATTAGTAATATTATTATTTACACTTGGTTCTATTTGTGTACTTATAATAAATATAGCAATCACTACAACTTTAGAAATAAGAAGACAATATAAAGAAGATATTGAAATTAAAAAAAAGGGGTAAATTTGTAGTGTTTAGTAGAAAAATAGGGACAATAAGGCTGAAATTCACAAAAGAAGATACGAAACTATTGATAGGAATTAAAAAAAACATAATAAAACCTATACACGAAGATGAAGAATTAAAAGAAAGATTTGATAATGTTATGAAAGAATTAAAAGCAGTATTAATAGAATGTATGACAAGACTTTAAAGGAAAGTATGAAAGTTGATTTTACAATACCCTAGACTACTATCATTAAATTTCGTCCTATATTTAATACAAATAAGAGACTATTGTTTCTGAATAATAAATTTATCAAATAAAATAGAAGTTTTATTGGAACTCATGCGAGGTATTTTAGATTTGCCTGTTTTGAAATCTATGCCTATATTCTTATTTATTAATTCTTCTTTCATTTGTGATATGGTTATATTGTCTATGTCTATATTATCTAAATTATACCGAATAGAACCGTATGCGATAATTGCATCTGGTTCTATTTCAGATATACCGACAATTTCATAATCAATCCCTATATCTCTAAGTGAGATGGATTGTGAGCCATAGCCTGCAAAGGCTTCAAATACTTTTAATTTTTCCAATATATCTCCCCTTTTATTCTTTTGTAAAATCTTAATATAATAAAACTTCTATGTTATATAAATTCAATAAAGCATCAAATAATTTCGGAGATATATCAATAATAAATCCAAACAATTTACCAGACTTTGATTATTTTACATATTCATTCCCATGTACTGATATAT